AAAGCCATCGCGCTTCCGGTGCCGGCGACCGAGCGACCTGATCAACTGGAAGAGGAGGCTTTCCGCCGACCTCATGCTCGGAAAGGCCGGCGCGTCGATCTCGGCGGCGGCGGTTGACGGGGCGGGGCGGTTGTGGGAATCTTCCATGGCGGGAGCCTCCTGGTTAGGGGTCAAGGTTGCCGTAGACGCGGGCCGGTCAACTCCGGCCCGTCGTCATTCACGCCAGTCTACCACGCCCTGGGCCTCCCCGGGGCGTTTCCCGTCTACGGCGCCACCCGTCGCAGCAGGGTGTCGCGGTTTTCGGAGCCTGACACTCGGTGCTTGACGCTACGGCGCCGGCGTCCCGCTCGCCTCGCTGCTGTCGGCGGACTCGTCGCCGTTGCCGTTGAGGGCGCGCACCGTCCAGGTGTGAAGCAAGCCGTTCGTCAGACCGGTATGGACGAAGCTCGTCCCGGCGATCGGCGAGCCGGGCACCAGCGCCGGCAGGGCCAGGGTCGAGAAGTAGAGGTTGTACCCCGCGGCTCCGTTGATGGCGTCCCAGGTGAGCGTTGCCTCAGTGTCACCGGTGATCACCGAGAGATTCTCCGGCGCTGCCTTGATGTCGAAGACGGAGCCCGAGACGACGACGAGGTCGACACCTCGATCCGTGATCCCGTGTGTTTTGCCGAGGACGATCATGCCGTCGGTGCCGGCGTCGAGGAAGCGCGCATGAGGCACCGAGATCTCGTCGCCGATGAGGATGTCCTCCGGCCTGGCCATCAGGAGGTAGCTCCACCAGGTCCGCGGCACCTTGAGGAAGTCGGCCAGCCTGCGCCCGAGCCGCGCTGCCTCGACCACGGTAGAGACGTTCGTCCGCCAGAACACCTCTCGGGCCTTGTCGAAGTTGCTCAGGACCTCCTCGTCTCGGAAGACTTCGAGCTCGCTGAAATCCTGAGCGAGCCTTTTCCGCATCGACGGCGAGACCACGGCGGGGATCCTGCCCTCCGCTATAGGCGCGTAGTTCGGCGCGTAGAGGACGACCACGCGCCAGGCGGGCGGAAGGGTGTCCATCTCGACGATCGTCTCCTCCTCGACGAGAGAGGCGTCGAAGACGGTCCCAGAGCCGTCGGGCGGCCGGTAGTGTCCGGCCCGCACCTTCTCGACACCCGCCACCCGCGGCGCGTCCGTTGACCACGCGAAGTAGGACTCGAGGAGGGTCGACAGCGCCTGCTGGTATGCCAGGTCGCCGCCTGATGGGATCCCCAGAGACCAGGGCGTATCCCGTTCGCCGACCGGTCCGACCCACGTCACGTCCGAGCCCGACGTGAAGAGGACGTCGTCGATCTCCGTCCCCTCGGCCCGGTCGCGCACGTCCTTGAGCCAAACCAGCGACGTTGGTGCCGTCGTCGTCACTGGCGCCGACGTGGTGGCGTCGACCGTGAGTTGGCCGGTGAAGAGGTCGACCGTCGTCAAGGTGCCGTCGCCGATGTCGGTCACCTCGTCGGGGTTCGCGGCGGCGGGCATGTCGATCGTGATAGAGGCGGCGAGGTCCTCCGCGCTGAATCCGCCGACGGCTTGGTCGGCGCCGAGCTGGGCGTAAGGCCTGCCCTGTCCGTCGTTGACGAAGACGAAGAGACCTCCCTCGATGCCGGTGCAGAACCAGATACCGTCCTCGGCATGGCCGCCGCTGATCTCGATCTCCGATCCCTGCCGGAGCTCCGTCCCCTCGGCGCTCACCAGGGGGCCGAAGGCCAGCCGCGCAAGGGCGGTCGATTCGATTGCCGAGCGGTTGAGGGAGCCGAGATTCGTCCGCAGGCGGAACACGCCGGTCTCGGAGTATCCGATCCGGAGAGGAAGGCCGTCGAGGCGCGCTGCGTTGATCGCCGTCGATTGTGAGGACGCGCGGTAGATGGGTTTCGGCCCCTGGAGCCCGGCGCGGCTTTGAAAGGCGGGCGGGAAGTTGAAGACCGTGCTGAGAATGTAGGGCCAGGAGTCCCCGCGGGGCGATCCTTCTACAGTCGGCTTGTCGCCCTCCTCACTCTGGACGTAGTCGGCCGTGCCCTGGAAGGTAAGGTCGTTCTCGGCGCCGTCGAAGATGAGATCGTGACTTTCGGTCAGGAGAGCCCCTATAGAGACGGATCCCTCTAGGAATTTGTAGAGCTGCCACAGATCCCCTTGGCTCGCCCGGTCGTATTCCAGCGGCCCTGCCTGGCGCGTCCTCATCTCCTCAGCGCCGATGCTGTCGTCGGAGAGCCAGAATTCCCAGATCCTGGCGCTGAGCGGGTTCACGTCCGGAGCGCCTCGACCGATGCGAAACACCGTCGCATCCGCCGCCGGGTCCTTCGTCGTCAAGACCGAGGAGACCTGCTCACCGTCGACGTAGAGGTAGAGGCGTGGGTGCGTCGCGGTGGCATCGTAGTCGACTCCGATCATGAAGGGCCGCGATGTGCCGATCGTGAAGTTGTAGTCAGGGAAGACGAAGGTCACCGCGCCGGCGCCGTCGTCGTGGACGACCTCGACCGTTGGGCCAGCGCCAGCGGCCCGGAAGCGGACGAAGAGCCGGGCGCTGTAGGTGAAGATCGTGGCGACCTCGACGCCAGTCGGCACCGCGAGAAGCGTCATGATCGTCGAGAAGGCCCACGCTCCGGACGTCGGCACGAAGGCCGACGAGGTTACGTCGAGCCAGGCGTCGACCGCTCCACCACCACCCGTCGAGTCGAGTTCAATCCCATATCCGTGGCCCAGGTAGGGCCGGCGGACCAACTTCCGCTCTTGCGACCACCCCTCGGGAGATTCGGCTTGAAACTCCCAAGACTCCTGGCCGCGCTTCGCCGTCCGGAGCCGGCCGTAGAAGACCTCGTCGTAGTCGGAGAACTCGTAGGGGTTCCCGTCCCCGTCTCTCTCGGCGCCACGGTAGACGACGACCTCGGAGCCGGTGAGCTGGTAATCTCGCCAGTCGTCGAGGGTTGAGCCGTCGGGCCCGCGCCGGTTGGAGACGGAGAAGGTGAAGCGATTCGCCTCAGTACCGCCCTTGATTCCCGTCCCTCGCGGGAGCTGGCCCACCTGGTTCGCGTTCGGCGGATTCCGAGCGCCAGTCGACTCCTCGAGCTGGTAGCCCGCCTCCAGCCGGGTCAGGAACATGTCGCCCTCGTCCCGCAGGTGGCGCGCATCTGACACCCTGAGTACCACGGTCACCGGCGCCAGGGCTACGCGGTCGACCTTGTGCGGCGTCGTAATCTCGATGGCCAGCGTTTTGGCCAGGTCGAGGCGGCGGAGGACGGAGGCGGGAATCGTCATGCCACTGCCCTCGTCTCGCGGTAGGCGGAGAATCTCGCGGTCGCGTCGTCCATCATGGTCTGGAATTCCGCCTTGGTGCCGCCCCACCGCCTGAACAGGTCGAGGCGTTCCTTCATTGTCAGGATGACGCCACGCTCGACGATCTTGACGACGGCCGCGGACGATGCGCGCCAGGTCGGAAACGGGCCGTCCTCCGCGCTGGCCTCGACCGGTCCGACAAGGCGGACTCTGTACAGGTCGCCGCCGACACACTTCGAGGCGTGAAACCTGGCGTAGCGGCGGTTCGTCGTGGCGTAGACGTAGCCCGACGGCGTCGCCGGGTCGAGGTCGTGATCTTCGCCCTTCGCGTGCGCCTCACAGACCGGGCAGCCTTCGACGCAGCGGTGGCCCACCATGTCGGGCCGGATCGTGTCGCCCCGGTGAAGACCAGAGACCCCACCGTGCCACAGGAGTTTAACGCGTGCGTCCATCGTCCTATCCTATCGTCATCTGCTCAGGCGGCGCCACCGCGGTCGGCGGCTCGAAGAGGGTGCGCTGGGCGTACCGGTCGACGGCGATCCGCTGGGCTACGTCGATCCACAGCTCGCCGTCGTCCTGCCGCGCCAGGAGGTCACCGCCAAAGAAGCGCCGGCCGTGGTCGAGCGCGGCTATCAAGGACGTACCCGAGCCGAGGAAGGGGTCGACGACCAGGTCGCCGGGATTCGAGAAGCAGAGGACCAGGCGCGACGCCAGCCGGTAGGGGTAAGGGGCCGGGTGGCCAGCCGCCTCCAGGTCTACGCATCCGCTCTTGTTCATCCCCACGGCGCCGAGGTCGAAGAGGTCGGATGGCATCTTCCATTCCGGCGGCAGGACGCTGGACGTCTGGCCTTTCTGGTCCCGTGCTAGCCTCCTCTTGCCGCCGGGCGAAGGGGTCGAAACGCTACGCCTGCGACCATTTTCGGCGCTCGTCCTTCGAACCGCGATGGCGGCCTTGTTGAGAGTCCTCTCTCCTGGCGTCGCGAGCCACAAAATGGGCTCCAGGGCTTTCCTGAAGCCGCGCTCGTAGTGCCCTGTGAACCCCTCCCGAACGTACGCCACCCAGGGGTCCGGAGCGATAAGGCCGAACCGGTCCTTCCAGTCAAGCAGGACGCGCATTGGCAAGTCCGACCGCTCGGTGTACCCGTCTCCGCGGTAGTCCCGCACGGGGCCGTCGAGGACGCAAAGACACTGACCGCCGTCGGGCCGGAGGGCTCGCTTGACGGCGTCGCCGAGACGCTGGTAGTCCTCGAGCTTCCAGTGGACCCCGGCGCCGTAGGTGCGCGCGTCCTCATAGGGCGGAGACATCAGGATCAGATCCACCTTGCCCTCGACCTCGGCCAGGGTGTCGGCGTAGTCGGCTTGGCGGAGGCCGACGAGCAGGTCGAGGGGGTTCATGCCGACCACCGCGGGTCAGGCGGGTTCAGTCGGCCCGTTACCGCGTCCACGACGAAGGCGCCGTTGACGACGCTCAAGGCGTCGGTCGGCCCGATGCCGTGCGCCGTCGGGTTCTCGGCTCTCGTCGCCGCGTTGCGGGCGATGTTGCCCGTACACATGTCCTGGTGCGCCAGTCCGCCGAGATCCTTGTCGCGGACGCACAGCGCCGGCCAGGTGACGTGCCGCGTCGATCGAGCGAAGAGGGCGAGCTGGTCGCTCATGCTGAGGCGTCGATCGCCGCCATGGCCTTGTGCTCGCGGTAGTGCCGCCGCTCGGCGTGCGCGGCGAGGATCTCGGCGCGGGTCGGCCGGTGCGCGGGCGCGCTCATTGCAACCTCTGGCGGAGGCGAACGCCGGGCGAGGACAGGTGGCTGCACGTCTCGGCGAAGCCTCGCTCCTCGTCGTCTTGCGGCGTCCGGCGAAATAACTCGGCGGCGAGTGACCATCCGGCCTTGGTCGGCTCGTAGTTTTCGAGTAAGCCCCGTCGGCGCAGGGCCTCTCGGGAATTTTCCAACCAGACCGAGATGGAAATCAGACCGGTGATCGTCCCTGCAGCCTGGAGCCGCAAGACCCACGCCATGCGAGTTGACAGCTTGTGCCTTCGCGCGATGTCGGACGGCAGCTCGGGAAGTTCGTTTCTCATCGGCTCATCCTACCGCGTAGGCACTTGAGTGTCTAGCCGGACCGTGGTACGCTTCTTGTGATGATGGACACTCTGACAACCGAGCAGCTCGCCGACTTGGAGCCCGACATCCGCGCCGACGTACTCAAGACCCGACACTTCCGCCAAGGCATGCGTGCCGCCGTGATAGCGATCCGCGTCCTTGTCGACCAAGGGACGAGCTACGCCGAGGCCGTCGAAATCATGACCTTCGAGGATCCGCTGCGGCCGAGCGAGTGCGCCTATTGTCAGGCCGATCATCCCGCCGACCCTGACCCGAGCGCCTGACGGATCCCTTTCAGCTCGTTTTTGATCACGCGCAGCTCGGCGTTTGCGTTGCCCTGGCCGATCCACGCGGTGTGGTTCGCGATGGCGGAGAGGCGCGAGCGGATTGCGCCGCCCTGGCCCATGTCGGAGACGAGGGTCCCGAGCTGGTCGGACATCGCCTGCGCGGTGGCGTTCAGGTTGCCCTCCCCGACGCGGTCGAGAAGAGCTCCGAATTGCAAGCCTTGCGCCGCCTGGCCCTCGACCATCATGCCGCCCGAGACGGAGATCTCGGCGAGGCTCGCCACGATCAGGTCGAGGCGTTCGGTTTGCTCCACCTGCTCTTGAGCAGCTTCGGGATCGGTCTTGAACGGCACCTGCCGCGGCGGCTCCTCGCCTGCCGCCTGGATCGCTGCCAGGGCTGCCGCCGACGCCTCCAGGGCGCCGCGCTGCTCTTCGGTGAGCGTCTCCAGGCCGAGGAGCTGCTCTATGATCGCCAGGAGGGCGGCGAGTTGCTCCGGGGCGAGCTGGTCGGCGACGGCCAGTGTGCCGCCCAGGAGCTCCAGGAGGGCGGTGAGCTCATCGCTATCGAGTGTGCCGGCGACGGCCAGCGTGCCACTCAGAAGATTGATGATCTCCTGATTATCCAGGATGACCTGCAAGGCCTCCAGTTCGGCGCGCTGCGCCTCTGAGAGTCCCTCGATCGCCAGGAGGGCGGCCACCGTCGCCTGGAGCTCGCTGAGCTCCTCGACGGACAAGCCGTCGAGGTGTTCTACGGTTTCAAGCAGGACGCCGGTAATACGTGCGATCTCGACGAGCTGCAAGAGGGTAAGATCATTCCCTGCGCCTCCTCCGCCGGTGCCCTCGATCGCCGCGACGAGGGCACCGCCGCCGCCCAGGCTGCCCGCGATCTCGTCGAGGCCGATAACGACCTGTTGGCGCAGGAAGTCGATCGCGTCGCGGAGAAGCTCGTTCTCGGTCGGTTGCTGGGCAAGCAAGCCCTCGATGTCTTCCAGGATGTCGGCGCCGACGATCCGACCGCCGAACTCCTCGCCGAAGATCCCGCGACCCGCCTCGCGGAAGGCTCGACCAGCCTCGGCGATCTCGCGGAGTTGATCGGGGTCGAGCTGGGACAGATCCGACGGCAAGCCGGCGATGAGCTCCTGGAACCGCGAGCGCGCCGCGTCGAAACTTTCCGCCGGTGCCCGCGTCTCGCCCCGGATCTCGTCGGCGAGGTCCCGGAGCCCTTCAAAGGCGTCTTGCCACGCGTCGGCGAGCTCGGCCGCCATCGCCTTCCCGGCCTCGGTGAATTCGTCGGTGCCAGACTTGAGGGTCTTCAAGATCGAACCGACGCGCGCGAACTTATCGAAGATGTCCTCGAGCTGCCTGGCCACTGGCCCGAGCCGGCTCTTTCGCGCGGCTTCAAGGAAGTCGTCGAGTTCCTCGCGGAGACGTTCCAGCTCGTCGCTGGCACCCGACGCAGCAGAGCGAAACCCGCCACGGGCTGACGCCCTGCCGCCCGCCGCGCCGCCGCCATCAGCGGCCGGGAGGTCAAATCCGAGGACTGCCGCCTCGAGGAAGGCGTCCAGGTTGGCACGGGCCACGCTTTCCGCGATGGCCTCGGCGATCATCTCGCCCATGCCGGACGCGAGCAGGGCTCGCCTGATATCCGGCGGGAGCCCGGCGATGAAGTCCTCCCAGCCCTCCAGGATCTCCTGGAATTCCTCCGGGGTGCTGGCCCCCTCGAGCGCTTCCTCGAACCACGCGAGAACCTGCTCTTGGAAGATGTCCGGGATACCCTCGCCGCCGAGGTCCATTCCTGCGACGGCCTCCTCCCACAGCCGGCGGAGCTGTGTGTCAAGCGGCGTTTCGCCGAGTACCCGGCCGAGCTCCGCCCACCTGGCCGTAATGTCGTCGGCGATGGCCTGAGCGGCGGCGGCCATGACGGCGTCGAGGGCGACGATGGCCTGCTGGTACTCCTCGAGGGTCAGTCGTCCGGAGGCCAAGTGAGCATCGAACACGGCGAGCGCATCGAGGCGAGCGCGTTCCTCTGCCGTGACGCCAGCGAGCAGGTCCGCGGTCTCGGCGAGTAGACGATTGAGGTCGGCGAGCGCGTCCGCTCTAGTCCTCCCGCCACCACCGCCACCACCTCCGCCGCCCTGGTCTTGCCCCAGAGCGCCGAAGCCGCCCATCTCGTTGATACCGCGCTGGATCTCTTGAATGATCCGGTTGAAGCCCCGCACCTGTTCGTCTGACAGTATTCCCGCGGCTCGCGCAGCCTGGAGCGTCGCCCGGATCGAGAGGAGCTGCATTCGGGTTTGGAGCTCCAACGCCCGGGCCCGGAGTCGCTCGGCCAGCTCGCCTTTGCCGGCCAGGTCCGCAAGGCTGGCGAGCTGGCCGAGGAGGCCGACCACGAAATTCTGACGGAAGTTCTGGAGCGCCTGTTGTATCTCTGCCGAGGAGAGACCCTCGAGAGTCGTGATGAGCTCCGCAACGATCTCGTCGGCGGTCTTGCCCTCCGCGGCGAGCTCCTCCCATCTTTCCCCGAGCTCCTTGACGACCTCGTCCGACACTTTCAGGTCGAAAAGGTAGCTCTCGAATTCTTCGCGAGACCTCGCCAGTCCATCGCTACTCCGTGAGGTGGCATCCGCGTGTAGTAGCGCCGCCTCAGCCCCGGCCCGTAGCTCCTCCTCGAGCTTGGCGACCCCGGCCGGACCAGCTATGGCGATGGCGTCCTGGAGCTGTTCCCACTCTCCGAGGAAGCTCTGAACGCCTCCGACCGACCGGACCAAGGCGGCGGCCTCATCGATCAGAGACTGAATCCGCCGGCGCTCGGCTTCAACGACGCGCTCCGTTGCAATGCCGAGATCGGCGGCAATCGTCAGCCGCACCCGCATATCTGCGGTGACCTCAGATATGAACTGTTCCCATGGCGTTCGTAGCGCTGCGTCAATCCCCTCGGCGAAGTCCAGGGCCGAAAGGAGTTCTTCGGTACTAGTGAACTCCGAGCCCTTGAGAGCTTCGGCAACGCTCGCGCCGAGTCCTTCTATCAATGACGTCGAGATTATTTTCGCCACGAGGAACGACGCGGCGTCCGCTTCTTTCTCGAAGGTCGTCATGACCCCGCCCCAGAACACGCGGATCTCTTCGCCTTGGCGGATCTTGATTCCGAACTCGCCCGTAAGAATATCTCCGCCGAATTCCGCTAGGATCAAGTCAACGGTCTGAATAATCCCCTTAGTCAACGCTCCGAGCGCCGGGCCGAGTTGACCCTCTATGGTTCTCGCGACCACCTGGAGCTGCTCGTCGAGAACCTCAAATCTCGCGAACGCTTCATCGGCACCTTTTTTGAATAGGCCTCCGAAGAGCGACGAGACGAGGCTGCCAATCGATGCTCCGATTGCCGCACCCGCGGGGCCGCCAAAGGCCGCTCCGAGCGAGGCGCCAAGCACTGAGGCGAGGCCCTGGAAAAGCGCGAAAGCCTCCTCGTGGATGGGGCCGGCCTGGGCGAATTGTTGCGCCAGAACGCGTCCGAAGTCTAGAGCCACTTCCGTCAGGCCGGCGTGCAGCTCAGCGGTAAACTCTTCGGTGTTGAACATCGCCGGTCCGGCTGGTATCTCACCAGTCCCGGCATCCGGAGCGCTCAAAGGAGAGAATTCCTCCAGTTCCGGTCGGTCGAAAGTTACGCCAACGTTTACAACGGCGTCCGCCAGCGCCTCGGCGAGAGCGTCTTGGACCTGCTCATCGTCGAAGACGACGCGCTCGACGATTACCGGCTCTTCCAGCTCCTGGAGCTCTTTAATCCTTGCGCTCAGGTCCGTAATCTTCTGCCGCAAGCCGACGACAGTGGACGTCTCGAAGGCTTCGTCAAGGGCGCGTTTCGCCTCTCTGGCGTCGAGGATGAGATAGACGATTTCCTCGTCGGTCAGCTTTATCGCCGGATTGAGTTTGAGCGTGGCTGCCTGGCTCGCCTCCTCGATGGAAAGGCCGAAGTCTTTGACGAATTCGGCGGCGGTCTTGAATGTCTCACTCTCGTCTACCAGCTTCTGAATACCCGTCGCCAGCGCTACGACTTGCTCTTCGGCCTCTTCGGCCTCCCTGGCCAATCTGGCGACCTCCCTGGCCATGGCCTCCTCCATGCCTCGCTGATACGCTGCCTCGCGAGCCTTTGCCAACCCCTCGATCGCTTCGGCCGCTCGCTTAAGGTTTCTCTCGACGTCAATCGCCTTGCCGCCGAAGATTATGTCAGAAAGATCTCCTGTCCCGACCGACGCCAGAGCGAAGAGCTGGCGGATGTCGTTGTTAAGTTTTGCGACAGCTAGGGAAAGAACCCGACCGATCGACCCGGCAGCAGCATCCGACTCTCTAGTGAAGTCCCGCAGGGTATTCAACAGGTCCGCAAGGGCCGGCTCGAGTTCACCTCCAGCCTCGAGGCGTAGCTCCTCGATGGCAGACTCCAACTCACGAGCGGCGCGCGAGGACGGTCCCTGCATTTGGTCGGCAAGCTCTTCGGCTCGTCCGTCGACCTCTGTTAGGGCTTGCGATTGCGTTGCGAGCTTTGCAACGCCGTCCGTTAGAACCTGGAGCGCTGGGCCGCCGCGGTCGCCGGCAAGCTCGAGGGATTGCCCCGTGGTAATTCCCGCATCCGCTAGCCGCTCGAAGATCGCGACCAAGGAATTAGTTGACGGCTGCACCTCTGCGAGAGTGAGGCCGAGGCTTGCGATAATGTCCCGCGATTTCTTCGCCGGGCTTTCAAGTTCCGACATGACTCGGCGGAGCCCGGTGCCGGCGAGGCTGGCCTGTAGCCCAGCGTCCGAAAGCACGCCGATGGCGGCGGCGGTTTCGCCGACTGTCTTACCGAGACCAGCGGCGACGGGGCCTGCGAATTTCATGCCCTCGGCGAGTTGGCTTATGTCCGTGTTAGCGCTTGTGGCGATCGCAGCGAGAACGTCGACCACTTCCGAGGTCTGCGAGGCGTCTTTGCCGAACGCCTGCATAATGTTGGACGTTATGTCGGCGGCCTGGCCCAGGTCCAATTGCGCGGCGGCCGCGAGGTTCAGAACTGCCGGCAAAGTGTCATAGATCTCCTGGACCTCGAACCCTGCGCGGGCCAGGAAAACCTCGGCGTCGGCTACCTCTGTCGCCGTGAATCGCGTTGAGGCTCCCAGCTCGCGGGCTCTCCCGCTCAGGAGGGCGTATTCTTCCGCGGTGGCCCTCGTGATGCCGCGGACCGTGGACATCCTGTCCGAAAAAGCGGCCTGTGTTCTTATGATCGCTTCAAGCTCTTGCCTGGCCAGCGCGATTCCTTTAGCGAGGAGTGCCAGCGCGGCAACGCCGGAGATCAACCCCCCGGTCATCTTCCCGACGGAGACGCCGCCGCCTTCCTGGCTCTTGGAGAGCTGACGCGTTTCCTTCTCCGCCTCGTCGAGCTGCCTTGCGTACTGTCCCGCTTCCTTCTCGGCCCTGTCGAGATCTTTCCCGAACGCCTTCACCGACCGACCGGCAGCGCTCGCCGAAACCCCATGCTCGCGCATGATGTCGTTGGCAATCTTCTGTTGCCGGACCAGCTCCTTGAGCTTCTCGGCCGCATCCTTGGCGCCCTTGCCGGTTTCCCCGAGCCCGTCCCCGGCGCCTTTGCCGGTGCCTTCAAGCCCCTCGAGACCCTTTTCGAGCCTTTCGGCCAAGGCGAGGAGCTGCGCCATGGCTTTCTCGAGCGCCTTCGACGGGCCGACGGCATTGCTCGTCCTGACGACGTACTCGGAGACGTACTGCGTTTTGACGGTCGCCACGGGTCAGACCTCCGCACCTGTCGCGGATGTGGTAAGATGACGGCCGGCGGAGCTGTGGACCCCCGCCGACCGCCCACCAACGACCGCCAAGGAGGTCATCGGATGCCTGATTTGAAGCCCTGCCCCATTTGCGGATCCGCGAGGATCGCGAGGTTCAGAACTGCCGGCAAAGTGCGGATGCCTGATTTGAAGCCCTGCCCCATTTGCGGATCCGCGAGGATCGCAATCTCCCGTCCTCAACTCGACAGCTGCCTCGTCGATTGCGGCGATTGCGGCGCCGAGTCGTCGGACGTTGGCGAGACCGCAGGCGCTGCTGCGGCGCTCTGGAATCGTCGCGCCGGAGCCCCGGCTGTCGACCGCGACGCGCTGGTGGCGCTGCTCGACGAGGTGGTCGTGATCCGGACCGCGGTTGACGCGGCGTCGGAGATCCGCGCCGAGGCGGACGAGCGCATCGCTGCCCTGGCCGGTCGTCTTGACGCGCTCCTGAATCCCTGACGCCCTCACCGCCCACCCTCCTGAGCCCGCTCGAACGCAGCGGGGTCGACGAAGTTCCGTAGCGCCTCCTGGGCGCCGAGGCACCACATCAAGGCGTCGAAGTATTCCGGCAGGTGGCGGACGTCGCGACCGGCCAGCGAGTGGCCGATGGCGTTCTGCGAGCTCACCGGCAGGAGGTCGATCGGCTTGAGCCCGATCGCCTTCAGGATCTCGCTCACCGTCATCCGGCCCGACGAGTCGAGATCGGGCCGGAGCGGCGGTGGCGAGACCACCTCATCGTGGACGCGCTCCTGCTGTTCCTCGAGAACGTCGAGGACATCGTCGGCGACGATAGCGGGGCTGAGAAAACGCTCTTGCTCCAGGGGCTCGCCTGGTTTGCCATCCTTGCCGACGGGCACCTGCTCATGAGGGACGGACAGAAGCTGGCCCTCACTGGCGCCCTCGTCCATCTCCTGGCACAAGTGGAGGATTCTCAACGCGTCCTCGTGGTCCATCTCGTAGAGTCCTCTACACAAGGCCAAGACCTCCGAGGCTAAGCACGCCGCGGACATCCCCTTGGAGCCGCGGCAGGCCGTCCAGATTTCAAAGGCTACGGCGTCGGGCTCTCCGGGACTTTTAGCGTAGCCGCTTCCATTGTCGCTTTCGACTTCGCCAACATGGCCAAGAGCGCCATCGGGTCGAGGTCTTCGCCTCCGCCGAGGAGCGTTCCGAGAATGCCCGACTCGGCTCTCGCGGGCCGCGGTGGAACCCCACAAACGGTGCCGTTTTTTTTTGCTTCAAGAACGACGGGGTCTTCGAACAGGTCGATCCCCTTTGCGGCGGATTCCAGCTCGTCCAGGAGGTCTGTCGAGACGTCGAAGTCCAACGCCTTGAATGAGCGCTCGAACGCGGCGCGCACCTGCTCGGTGGTCGAGCCGCGCAGGTCGAGCTCTCCTGGGTCGCTTCCTCGCCAGGCGTAGACGCCCGTCCCGCCGCCGCGCAGGCACTCGAGGATGCACTTGACACGAGCGATGTTCTGGAACTCCAGAGGGATTCTCTCGAACCGACCGAACGAGCTGGCCCGCTGGCCCTTCTCCGCGTTCGCGATGCTGATCGCAGAGTTACGCGCCTTCTCGACGAAATGCTTCATCCGCCGGGAGCCGAGTGACACCATGCAGATTGCGAAAGGCCACTTCTCCGTCGGCTTGATCAGGACGCCGTCGACGCGGCGCGCCTGGTCGGCGTCGCCATGGTCGGAGACGTCCATCCTCGGTGGGGCCAGGACGACGACGTCGGCCTCGGGCTCTTCGCCCTTCTTCTTCTTTCGCGTCGCCATGTTTAGGTCTCCGCGACGCCGAGAGCGCGCCGGCTGAAGACGATCTCAGGGTAGGTCGAGGAGTGGCGGCCGTGGCTGTTGAGGGTGAACTCACCCTCGGTTGCCGCCTCGCCGGTGCCGCCCGCCCCATTGGTGGTCGTGAAGCTCGGCTCGCCGTAGGTGTGGGCCAGGCGAATCACGTTCCCGTCCTTGTCGCGCAGCTCCACCTCGATGACGGCCTTCTCCTTCGTGTCCGGGTGGCCGATCGTCTGGAGCGCCTCGGCGGTGGCCGTGGCGCTGGCCACGTCGTCGATGCTGTAGGTGAAGGTCGTCGTGTGGTCGACGATCGGCGACAGGTACCCGCAAGGCGCCTTGCTCCCGAGGGTGTCGGCCTTTGGAACCCAGTCGCCCGTTGCGCCCATGGTCAAGCTCGTGATCGCACACCCGGCAAGATTAATCCCGGTCGTCGCGGTGCCGACGTAGATGTTTTCGATCTCGGTCCCGTCGATCTGCGGGCTGTAGGTCAGGCTGTCGACGATGTCGCCGCCGCTGTTGGGGTTGGCGTCGGTCACGACCCCGGAGCAAGCGCCGACGAAGGTCTGCGTGATCGTGCCGAAGGAGTCTCGGCCGGTGAAGGCGAACGTCGGCGGACCGAAACGGACGCCGACAAGCGGCACATACTTCGCCACGTCGGGGTATTCGATGATCATGGAGTGGGACGGATTGCCGGACGGCGTGACGGAGTTGAGACGCACCGAGGCGCCGGCGTCCACCGTGACGGCCACCCCGACCTCACCGGCCCAGTCGGAGCCGAAACCACTCGCGGCCTGGAAGTCTTCCGGACGGAGTAGGATCACCGTGTCGGCGGCGTCGTCGGCGGGATACCCGGGCAGCACCACCTTGTGGCCCTTCGCGTCCCAGTCGTCCGCGGCGGATCCGTAGATGGAAACGGCCATGCCTTCCAGGTCAGCCCCCGAGGTGCTGGCGAGGAGCGCGGCAAAAGCGCCGTTGGCGCCGACGACGCGGATCTCAGGCGCCGGGAGCCCGGTGAGCGTGACGGTGACCGCGGCGGCCACCTCGGACGGCATGGCGTCGTCCCGGAGGCCCAGGCGGACGAGGTCGTCGAGGTCGGCGAAAGTGAGCGGCGAGGTGATCGAGCCGGTAACCCATGCGGATGTGCCGCGCTTGTCGGTAGCGGTGGCTCGACCGACCTCAGTGGCCGTGATGATCGTCTCCTGGGCCGAAAGCGAGACCTCCGAGGCCCGGAGGCGCGTGTAGTCGCCCGACACGACGAGCGTGCCCTGGGTGGTCTCCGGGAGGATGCCGACGAAGGCGTTCCGGCGGGTGGCGAACTCTTTGAGCGTGAGCGCGAGACTCATTTTATTTCTCCTTCTTCTTCGGCGCCTCGACCATCTCGAAGCGCGCGCGGAATTCGTCGAGCGACAGGGTGTCGCCGGTCTCCTTGATCGAGTAGCAGGGCGCCGCGACCCGGACGCCGGCGGACGAAACGACGTCGCTGTCATGCCGGATGACGCTGACCCGACCCTTGTGGACGACCTCGCCGCTACCGACCGGCCCGAACGCCGCGCCGTCGGGCGTTTCATATCCGGCTTCGAACGACGCGCGGTCGAGCTGGCCGAGAGAGGTCGCCCCCGAGAGCATGGCGTGCTCCGGGTGCCAGACGGCGCGGCCGTCGAATCGTTTGCGGGCGGACTTGGCGCCCTTCCAGTCGATCGCCGCCAGGGCATGGACGACCGGCGCGGTCGAGGCGTCGGAGCCTGCGGCCTTCTGCAGCTCGCGGGCTTTCTTCCTGGCCGCTGACCGGTCGGCACACTTGGCGACCACGGCACCGGGCTGGGCCTTCTTCTTACCGCCGCCGAGGTCTTCATATTCGACCCTGCGGACGGTGTTTCCTTCGATGATCAGAGCCTGACTCATCTCAAATCTCCTAAGTTGGGATTCCCCGCCCTGTCGGCGGACGGTAGTTTCTGGTGGCTTGTGCTGTCCACGTGGCCGTGAGCCAACTGGAGCTTGATGACTCCATTTTGACCAGCTGCGGCACCGGCGCGGAAAATTTCAGGTCTGCGAATTCGTTGACGTTGAGAAGGAGCTCCGAGAGCACGGTGGCGAGAATGCCGGCGTAGAGATTCAGCTGGCCCTTGCCGCGCCGCGACGGGACGTTGATTCTGATCTCGACCGGCGAGCCCATCCGGAGCTCAGCTCGTCGACCGAGGCCGCTGGCGGAGGTCTCGACGTCGCCCTCGACGTCGAAGCCCTCGACGACCAGGAAGCCGGCCCCGTTGCGCACCTCTCCGACCTCGGGCGAGTCCCGTAGCTCGGCGTCGGTGAAGGGGTCGATCTTCGCCGTGTCGTCGATCGCCTCGCCGCTCTCGAAGCCGACCCACTGGCCCTCATCGAGGACGGGGCAAAGCGGAACACCCTCGGCGCTGTGGACGTCGTTGACGAAGGTCCACGGGAGCCACTTCGACAGGCCGGTAAAGTCCAAGCCGTACCCGTTGCCGGCCTGGAGCACGCTCCCGAGGAACCGCGGCGCGGCTGCCTCGAGGACGTCCTTCGTCAGCTCCTGGCGGAGGTGCGCGACGATGGCCTGCTCTTGGTCGAAGCCGATGAAGCTCATGGAGACCCCTCGGCGCAACGTCGAAACAGCGTCCAGATCATCGCGCCCCCCCAAACCGCCACGACAGGAAGGCCTCCCGCGCTTCCTTGTCGCCGGTGACCAGGTGGCCGAGGCGATTCTTGCGCGACCCCAGCATCTTCCCGGCGCGACTGCGGTGCCGCCCGAGAGCGATGATGCCGGCGTAAAACTCATCGTTGAAGCTCCGCCAGGCCCTCCCGAGCGACCAGGTCCCGCGGACGGCGTCGAAGTTCTGACGCTCGCCTCGGCGCAGGTTGCCAGTCAGCACCGGGATTCCCGGCGCGTTGGTCTTCGCCATCGTGCGGAAATAGGTCCCGCCGATGACGGCCCGGGCTGCGCGGTCATGATTGGCGATGTCCTTCCGGTTTCGCCGGATGTTTTCAGAGAGGGTCACGGCTTCTTCCCGCCTTTCGTGCGCCGCGCGTCCGAGTGTCGTCGCTGGCGTCCGAGCTCCTCACCTGTTTTGAGGTAGTTGTCGACGATGATGGTAGCCGCCTCCAGGCAGCCCTCCGGGTCCGGCAGCTTGTCCGCCGGGATAAGCCCGCCGTTGACTAGCTCATCGACACAGTCCTCATCCGTCGCTTCGGGAGCGCACCAGTCTTCCGGACCGCCGTTCATCTCGGTGACTCGCCCCATGGCGGCAGCGGCGGCGAGGAAGGCGGCGTCACATGTCGCCGGCGTGTCCTGCGGCTCACACCACCCATAGTACCTGGCGAAGTCGGCCCTGGAAACGTAGACGATCCCTTGCGGGCCCCAGCCCTCCGATCCCCAGCCTTCGCAAGTGTCGGCGAGGTCCCATTCGTCCGTCACGAGAGGGACAGGGATGGCGACGGCGAAAGCGGCGGAGGCGACGAGTAGAGAGAGGGTGACGATGATCTTCAAGGTGAGTCTCCTACGGCGCCCAGGCGACGCCGTCCCAGTGGTATAGGTCCTTGGCGACGATGTCCCAGTAGCTATCACATGCCGTGATCGGCGCAGGCGCTACGGTGAACCGGCCGTGGAATTTGCAGGCGCCCTCGGCCGAGGTGACGATGAGGACGCCGTTTACCTCGGCATCCCCGGTCACCTCCAGGCGGACCGCCGGCGAGAGGGTGTTGACGCCGACGTTACCTGATGAATCGACGATGAAGACGTCTCCGTCAGTGCCGCCCGAAGAGCGCAGCGCGATGAAATTCGACAAGCCGTCTCCGCGGAGCGACAGGAACGCGGTAGGACCCAGGCCGAGATCGCCGGCGAGAGTCAGGCGGGACACTCCCACGTAGTCCGCCTTGGCGCGCAGCGGGAGCGCGACGCCGAAGCGGAAAAAGATGTTTGTCGGCGCCCGGAAGTCGAGGGTAGAGGTGGTGGTGTTCTCGACGATGCCCACGTCGATCTTCGGGGCTGCCAGATATTCGCCGTCCCAAGTCAGCCCGGCATCTTCGGCGAAGACTCCGCCGTCGACGAAGGGCACGCTTTCGTCGGTGAGTCCGCCCGCGCCGCTGTCGCCGGTGACCAGCCGCCAGTCGAAACCGCCGCCGACCGTCAGCTCTGAGCAGTGGTATTCCTGTTGTGTGTCGCGCTGCAGGCGCCGCTCGTTCTCGCCGTTCTGGACGCCGGCGGCGCACGGCACCAGGGCCAGGGCGGCAGCGTTCTCGACGGGGATCGTCAGGTCCTCGTAGCGCGGCGCCTGGGCGAACGCGGGCGAGGACCAGGCGAGGGCCACGAGCGCGGCCAGCACCAGGAAGGCGCACACGTACAGGAACGCGCGGATTTCTCGCGCTGCGCCTGGCCATTCAGGGACGTCCCGGAGCGGTGGCGGCTCGGGCTTCGGGAACCGGTGCGGTAGTAGTTCGGGCTTCATGCTGCTCCCGCCCGGAGAAAGCCGGAGACGTAGACAGAACTGTCATGCATCGATCCCTGGGCCAGCCGTCCGCCCGCGGTGAGGTCGAGGTCGAAGGGGTATTTCTTGCCGCCCGGCAGCTCGATCGTCGAGGCGCCGTCGAGGACGTTCCCCTTGAGATCGGCTCGGGCGAAGTAGATCTGAGCGACGGCTCCCGAGAGGGCTCGCGTCTCGTCGGACATCGACGGCATAGTGGCCGGGACGTCTTCAATCGCCAGTGCCGGAGGATTGGGGTGCGCCGTGCGGCGCCAGATCTTGACGCGAATCGACTCGGAGAAATGGCCGATGAGGGCCTGGGCGCTGAGATCCCAGCGGGTCAAGGGGATCGACGACAGCGCCGCGGCGGCACCGACCGACCAGCGCAGGGTGGCAAGCGTGAACGCGGGAACGGCGGCGGAGAACTCAAAGTCACCTGGCTCCGTCACGTCCCACCCGCGATAGACGTAGTCGCCGCCGCTCGGGTTCTCGGTCACCGTGAGCACGGCGGCCGACACCTCGCCATCCTTGAGTAGCTCGACCTCAACGGCTACGGCGTCGGACGGCACCCGGTGCGGCACCACCCGGTAAGGGTAGGCGCGCGACGCCGGTGCGGCGCTGTAGTAGGCCACCTGCCCGAAGCCGTTCACCAGGTAGGTGATGGCGTGCGCCGCGGCGTCGGGCAGGCCGTTGACCCGTCCCAGGTCCGGCGCTCCGGACACGACCGAGAGGGTGACTCCCGTGGCGTCGATCTCGACGCCCGAGGGGCCGTAGAGACGCCCGCCGATGCCGTCGGGAGGGTCGTCCGCCCAGGTGAGCGAGGCGATCGGATCGCCGGCAGCGTGGAAGGTGTGGACGGCGGCCATCAGTCCGGCCATCCCGCGTTCTCGCGCGCGTGGTGGATCATGTAGACGTCGGTCAAGGCGATGTCACGCCGCCCGGTCTTTCGGCGCCAGAATTCGAATTGACGGAAAGACCTGAGCCACCCCATCGAGTCGCCCGGGGTGCCGTTGGCGTCGGCCTGAGGGACGTAGAATCGGCCGCTCATCTCAGCACCCGGAAGGATTCCGACAGCGTCGCCGCGGCGTCGGCGTCACCATAGACCAGCTCGTGGTCCTTGATCTTCTCGCTTTCGAGCCCGGGGCGCTGCTTTCTGGTCGCCTGCAGATGGGTCGCGAGACGGAGGAACGCGCTTTGAAGCTTCGGCAGCTCCCGCGCCTCCCTGGCGGTCAGGACGGCCGTCCCGCTGGCGACCGTGTCACCGATGACGGTTGGCCAGGTCGGCTCGCCGGCATCCATGACGCCGGTCGTGGTGACCTCGAAGCGAAGCGACACGCGACGAGACGACGCGCGCACCCACCCGGGAAGCTCACCGTAGGACGTCGAGCCGTCCACCTGCACGGAGAGGCTCGCCGACCAGTCGGCCACCTGTCCGGGCATGAGGTAGCCCGCGGTGTAGGCGGCGATGTAGTAGAGGCTGCTCGCGGGCGAGGCCAGGGTGCCCGTGAGCCGGTCGGCCCGAAAGGACGTCCGGGCCCAGCCGATCGCGCGCTCGAGGATGTGGCCGCCCACGCCGCTCGTCTCGTAGCCGTCGGCGTCGACCGTCCCGCCGTCGATCGTGGTCACGACCGGCTTGGGATTGCTGACGACGGGCCAGCGGGACAAAAGCAGGTGGATCCCGCCCGGCCCCGGCAGCTTCTCCGAGTAGGACTCGCGCCACAGGGGGCGGCCGACGAGATCGAAGTCGAGCAGCCGCGCGCCGAGCTCGTCGGCGAGGTCGTCGGCATCCGAACTCGAGAGGCCGAGCTCGGTGACGAGGACCGACGGCGGCAGTGGGCGCGTGTCCACCGCTTCGGCTGTGGTCGTCAGATCCTCGAACACCGGCCGCTCCCTACTTGGTCTCCTCGACCTCAGCTTCGGCGTTGACGCCGCGGCGACCGCGCCGGCCCTTGGCCTTGTCGGCCTCAGCTCGCGCCGCCTTCTTGCCGCGACCGCTCGCTGCGGCATGCTCCGCGCGCTCGGCCCGGATCACCGCGGACTCCCGCGGCCGTTGCCACGACGGCGGATCCGGATCCAGGATTGCCCGGCCGGCCTCGATGTGACGCAGTGCGTCGACCCGGGGGAGCCGGAGGCGATCGCCCGGTCGGTGACCCACCCACCCCTGGACGAGGAGCGGCATGGTGTCGCCTTCCACCGGGCCCGTTCGGTCCTTCTTGCGGCTGAATGCTTTCAGCTCGGCCTCGGTCGTCATGTGCGCCCCGCCGGAGGCCGTCAGGACTGCGGCCTTTTGGGTCTTAATGTGGGCGATCTGGCCGGCCGGAAAGCCCTCACATTGCCGGTCAAAAGTGACCTGGGTCGTTCCCTCGAGTCCGTTCATCTCGGTTCTCCTTACGTCAAGGTGACGAACGACGGCAGGTCGTCCGGCGGCGTCTTGTCGAGGCCGCAGAAGTGATAGACGGCGGAGTAGGCCAGGGTACCCGACGCGCTCGTCGTCGCCGTAATCTGCGCGCGGATGAAGGCTCGCGTGTTGCGCTGACCGCCGGGGAAGCGGATGATCGCTACGCCCTTCATGACGTGCGGGCCACCCGCCGCCGGTGCCGTGGCGATGACGCCCGAAAGGGTGAACTTGCCCTTAGCAGGCACGGCGCCGAGCGCGGTGGTCGCCTTGACGTCGGCTACGCCGGTGCCGGAGATGTCCGTGGCGTCCTGGAAGTTGACAGCGAGCGAGAAGGTCTCGTCGTCCGCCATAGCGGCGAGCGCCCAGGGCACGGCGAGCCAAAAGCCCTCGGCGGACGGAACCTCGACGTAATCGCCGTCGACCTCCGTCTCGACCGTCGCGTTTCCGTGACTATATTTCGGGAGCACGTAGGAGCCGAGGTCTCTTTGCTGGGATGCGTCCATGATGTTCTCCTACTATGCGCCGTAAGTCACGGCGGTGGTTTCAAAAAGGGCCTTGGGGTAGGGCACCAGGAGGGTGGTCTTCAACATGCCGCGCAGGGCCGTGAAATCGCCTTCCATCATGTCCCGGCGAGCGCCGTTGATCAGCATAGAGCCGTTCTCGAACCAGCGGACCTCGAGCCCCTCGCTGACGCCGACGAAGATCTGATCGAACGCTCCCCAGAGGATGTAGCTCTCGGTGCCGCCACCCAGGGTGATCGGGATGTGGGTCGAGGTGCGGTACCGCGTCCCGAGCCAGGTCCCCTTGCTGAGCTCCTCGGCGAAAATCGGGTCGCCGTCGGCGTCATAAACGCCGTACTTGAGATGGCCGAAGGTCCGCGGAGCGAAGGCTACACCGAAGCGGGCCAGGTCCGTCGGGATGTCGGTCGCCATGACGGTGATCATGGCGGTCTCTACGTCGGTGAAGATCTCGGCGAGCGTGACGCCGGCGGTGGCGACGCTGTGGTCCGGGTGGACCAGGGTACGCCAGCCGGAGATGTTCTTACCGATGCCGTCGCCGGTGAGGTAGCGAAGATCGAGGCCGGTGTCAAAGCCGCGTTGCATGCCCTTCTGCAAGCCGGCGAGGCGGGTCGCGCTGGCATTCTTGCGCCAGTCACTGGTGACCGGTAGGAGCGCCATAAACTTGCGCATGAAGGCCTCGCGGTTCCCCGCCTCCATCGTGGTACCGACGTCGTCAACGTTGAGCTCGTCAACTCCGGTGATGGCCGGCAGGGTCTCCCAGCCGTCGACCCGGAGCTGGTCGGCGCTCGTCGGCCGTGTCTCCGGTCCCAGCGAGAGAAAGATGGAATTGGCGGCGATCGGCTCGAGGAAGTCTTCGAAGGTCTCGCCCTGGATCAGGAGCCCGCCGCCTTCGGCGTCGGCCATCTCGATGACGGCCTTGTTGACCGCCAGGTCGCCGATGCTCTTCTCAAGGCGCTCGGTGACGGCCGCCGACTTACCGCCGAGAGTCGTCTTGAGGTCGTCTTGACCGACCGCGGCGCAGGCGGCGAGGGCGTGGCCCATCAGGCTGCCCTTCTTCGGCATGCGGCCAGCGTCGGAGCTGAAAAGGGCCCGCTCAACGGTGGCGGCCTTGGCGGCCCGTGCGGCGTCGGCGTCGGCGTCGAGCATGGCCTCTCGGCCGGTCTTCATCTTCTCCTCGACCATGCCCTCGGCCACGGAGGACATGTGCGGGGCGTAGCGCTGCATGCAGTCATCGAACTGCGCCTGTGTAAGGGCCGCGACTGGCGCGTTCTCGGTGGGTGCGGCGACGGCCGCGGCGTTCTCACTCATGAGTAGGTCCTCGGTAGTTGTACGGCGTGGCCCTTGCGGGCGATTGCTTCTTCGGCCATCAGGGCCATGGTCTCTTCAAAGGCGGCGGCGGTCACGACTGGAGCCGGCGGCGGCCCTGGTGCGGCCTTCGTCTCAGCGAGCTTGGCGAGCACCTGGTCGAGCTTGGCGCCGAGGTCGTCGACGTCCTTCCGGAGGTCGTCCGAAGCCTCCGGCAGCCGGCTCTCGATGAGCGCCCTCTCTGCGTCAGGCAGTCGCGCCAGGACGTCGGCTAGCTTGGTGGGCTTGATCTCCGCCACCTCGACCAGCGAGCCGCCGGCCGTCGCCGGGTCGAGCGTCTCAACCACGGCGAGCGCGTCGGCCTGCTCTTGCTTGGTGATGACGAATCCGGCCGCCTCGAGCGTCTTCGTGGCGTCCTCGATGACCCAATCCAGATCAATGCCGGCCGCGATCATGCGGCGCAACGCGTCGGGATTCGATGGGACGCTGACGAAGGAGTTCTCGAGCACTTCCCACCCGGCGAACCGGACGCCGTCAAGCTTCTTGTCCCAGGCGAAGTCCGTGGGCCGGAAGCCGATCGACATGGCGCCGGCGCGATCGGAGAGGGCCTTCTGATCCATCCGCCACTCGATCAAGAGCCTGACGCGCTCGCCGGCGGGGTTGACCTCCGGCGGCGTGAATTCGACGAGCAGGTCGGTCCTAGACTTCAGATGCTTGATTTCCGTTGCCGTTCCGATCTGCGCGGGCCACTCGCCGCGCCCGTGCGCCTGGTGGTCGCGGAGGATGATGGGGTTCTTCTTGTACCGCTCCCAGTCGCCCCCGGCGGACTCGATGATGTCGCCGTCGGCGTCCTTGGTGTCGGAGGTCGACGTGAACCGGAAGCCCTTGGACTCTCGGGCGATCTCGACGTCGTCCAGGTCCTTCGCGACGACGTAGCCGGAGCTGCCTTCGCCCTTGAAACCGCCGTCGGCGTCGGCCTTGACCAGGCCGTGAAAGGCCCGGGCGGACACCAGGCCGGAGAGGTCGGGGACGGGGCGGCCGGAGAAGTCCGGGGCGACAGGGGTACCGTCTGGCGTGCTCATACCCTATCTCTACCGGATCCCTTGACTGGGCGCCACGTAAGACGTACGCTCTACGACATGAGCAATTCAAGATCTGACTCTCCGGCCAGTTTCGAGATCGCCCGACGTCGGCTCGCCGCTGCGCGCCAGGCGGCCGGACTCACGCAAGAGCAGCTGGCCGAGAAGGCTGACGTCGAGAAGGACTACATAGGCGACATGGAGCGGCGGCGAGCGTCGCTCTACGTGCCCGGCAATGCCAACGCACCGCGGGACGCCGCGAAGTTCCGCCGCCTATGCCTCGCCCTCGGCGTCGAGCCGGCGGCGATTCTGGAGGGGCTGCTGTGAGGGTATCGGCCAGCGAGTACGTCAAGAGCGGCCGATACCTCCCGGTTGATTTCCGAGATTTCCACGACCAGAAAGACCTCTTCAAGACGATCGACGCCGCCATCGACTGGAAGGAGGCTGGCGACGCCCGGATCGGATGGGTCACTGCCCACTGCTACGTCATCGACATTTTCCTGTGGTGGATGGCCAAGCGCGGATGGACGCTGCAAAGATCCCGCGCGTCTGTCGATTTCCTGAGCTACCGCGACGACCTGGAGCGCCGCGAGACCGCCGAGGCGAAGGCATTCGCGTCTATCCTGACGCCGCTCGACCAGGTGTCGCCATGAGGCGCCCGAAGCCCCGCGACGACGAGCCCTCGAAGGCCTGGCGCGTGCCCTGGTGGCGGACGTGCAAGGCGTGCGGTTGGCGCTTCCTCTTCGAGCACTCGTGGGCGGGGCGGTGGCATCTCGGATTCGAGGCGCCTCGGCATGGTCGAAACGTGTGGAGCCGCGGCCACGTCTGCCTCGAATGCGCGCCGACGAAGGAGGGCGCCCGGAAGTACTTTGGGGTGATCCGCCCTCGTCGTCCGGATGGGCCGCCACCTCCGCCTCCTCCTCGACCCACGGGCGGTCCGGTGCCGCCGGTCATCGCCCTGCCGCTCTCCGGCTCATGCCCCACCTGCGGATCCGGTGTCGGCGAGGTCTGCCGAAGCGCATCGGGCGACGGCATCTCGCCGTCCAGGTGTCACGCCGCAAGGGGCCGGGCGACGGCATGAGACTCCCCTGGCTCCGCGTCGTCCTCGTGGTCGCCCTCGTCGCGGCATGGCTCCAGGTCGACACCTACCGCGACGAACGGGCCGAACGCGTCCACCTGCAGGTCGAGGCGGGGCTCCGGGCTGACGTCCACGGCCTCGAGGCGCAGCTCGCCGACGTCGAAGCGGCCCGTGATGAGCTTCGCCGCGAGCTCGGGATAGCCCGAGAGGAGACAGCGCGCGAGCGGGACTCTTGCTCTCAGGAGCTGAGCCACGCCGAGGCGCGCTGCCGGGCGGAGCTGGAGGCGTGCGGGGCCGGTGAATGAGCTGGCACTATTCAGTCTTGACGGTGGACTCCTCTCCTGATAGGATCCGAGAGTACGCCGGACTCATCGAGGTGAGACATGTTGAAGCGCAAGAATTGCGAGGAATGCTCCGCGTCGTTCGCCCCCGCGAGGAAAGAGCAGAGGTATTGTTCCAAGTCCTGCGCGAGCGTGAAGAAGGGCAAGATGCGGACGGGACAGAAGACCGGGCCAAGGAAGGGGTGGGTCTACTCCTCTTGGATAGACAGGGATGGCTACGTCATCCGATACGCTGCGCTGCATCCCTTCTGCGGTGGGCGGCGGATCATCAAGGAGCATGTGATGGTTATGGAAATCGGCATCGGGCGACGGATTTCTTCTCTGGAAGTCGTGCACCACGAGAATGGCGACCGCCGGGACAACAGGATCGAGAATCTTCGCTTGATGACGAGATCAGAGCACTCCAAGCTTCATGGGTCGAACTGGAAGGGGAGGGGGCGGAATGCTCTCGGGCAATTTGCGTGAGCTTTCCCTATTCCACGGCGCCGGCGGCGGCATTCTCGCGTCTCGCCTCCTCGGATGGCGTACCGTGTGCGGCGTCGAATTCGACCCCTACCGCCGGCGAGTCGTCGCCCAGCGTCAAGCCGACGGACTCCTCGACCCCTTCGACATGTGGGACGATGTCCGCACCTTCGACGGCAAGCCCTGGCGAGGACGCGTTGACGTCGTCTCGGGCGGTTTCCCCTGCCCTGCCTTCTCCCTTGCCGGAAAGCGACTCGGAGGCGCCGACCCCCGCAACATGTGGCCCGATACCGCTCGGGTCATTGGCGACGTACGACCACGCTACGCGTTCCTGGAGAACGTGCCAGGCCTCCTTTCTTCCGGGTATTTCGGACGAGTTCTCGGGGACCTGGCCGCGCTCGGGTACGGTGTCGTTTGGGATTGCGTCTCAGCGTCCCACGTCGGCGCCCCTCATCGGAGGGACCGGCTCTGGATCCTGGCCTACTCCGACGCGCCAAGACTCCAAGCACCGGGCAGACAACTGGAAGGCCCGGGAAGGTCGTGGCCGGAGCCTATTACTGATTCACAAGGTGGGAGAGGTCGAAGCCTTCCCGATGTGGCTCACTCCGAACAAGCAAGATGCGAAGCACCGCACGGAAGCGAAGAGCTGCCAGGGTGGCGAGAATCTCCGGACGTCTCAAGGTGGCTCCCTGAACCCGACGTGGATCGAGTGGCTGCAAGGCTTCCCTCTGGGGTGGACCGACTTGAAGCCCTTGGCGATGCCCAGGTTCCTCTCGTGGCTGCGCTGGCATTCCGACGCCTTGAAGCGGCTGCTCGACGAATAGCCCGAACGTCCCGCCCGTAGGCGCAAGAAAGCCCCGGAGAGCCGGGGCAGACTTCATTGGGGGCTTGGTTCCATGACCAGGCTGTGTCTAATGGTGGCTCCTGTGCTTGTCGTTCATCTTGTGCCCGGATCCGACTCTATGGCCATCTCGGGCGGCCTCTGGGGTCGAGCTTATCACGCCGAGCGGGGTGGCGGATCGTTATTGCAAAAAGGTGTGTTGCTCAGGCTCAGCACCCGCCCCAGGGCATAGACAATCGACGGCCCGATCTCCTGCCCCTTGACGCCGGCCGAGACGCTCTGAGCGAGCAGGCAAGCCTCCTTGAGGAACGGGCCGGCAGTGAAGATCGCGTCACACAGGGCGCCCAGGAGCTTCTCCCCGCTCTTCGAGTCCAGGATATCCCCACGGTCCACGTGGTCTCGGCCACTGCCGTCGAGCCACTCGCGGACGTATGCCGCGCCCTCGGCGTTGAGTTCGTAAGGGCCCGCGGTGTTGATGGCCGCGCAGATTCTGTCTGCGGCCTCGTCTTTCGTGTTCATCGTGTGCTCCTCGTTTCGCGTGCTGCCCTCGTCGTCATCATCGCAACGGTGACGACGAGGGCGTAAAAGAAAATGCTGGTCGGCACCACCATCCCCGGCCTCTGAGCCGAGAAAGTGACGATTACAGCGGTGAGCAGGAGCGGCAGCAGCGCCGCGCCTGTAAGAGCCTCCCGAACCGCCTTGGCGGTGGGAATGTAAAATGCCCCGACGGCCAGGAGGACGGCCAGGGGAACCAATGGAAGCTCAAGCGGTGGCTCGGGCAAATCGAGCTGGCGGAGACCGGGCCGGACGAAGGCTGCCGCGCCAATCGCCCAGAATGCGGCAATGCCTCGGAAGATGAGACCTGGCCCACGTCGAGCTACGACGGACACCACCGCCAGGGCTGCCGCGCAGCCGATCGGCGCCCACCTGGGAATCCCCGAAGCGTTGACAGAGGCGAGGAAGCCGGGCGTCAAGGCGCCGTAGAGACCGACGACGACGACCAGGAGGGCGGTGGCGGTGAGGATGTCGGGAAGCGTTTTCAATGCCCTAGCGCGTCGGTCAATTGCGACAGTTTGATCCCGAGCTCCTCGACCTCGTATTCTACAGCGTCCACCCGTTCGATGAGTCGCGACAACTCTCCGGCCTTCGCGTCCTCCGCCTCGTTCATGATTTGTGCCACGATCGCCCTGAGCGCTCCCGTCACCTTGTGACGCTCTGCGTTGCCGATCCGCGCTATTAGGCCGAGAAGTTCCTCGCTCGTTTCGTCGTCCATTGCTTTTCCTTCCCATGCTTAGTTACCTTTCACCCATTTGATTACTTCGGCGATGAACGCTGTTATTACGCCAGCGCCCACCGCGGCGACGCCCCAGAGGGTTATCTTCCAACGCTCGGCGCGCCGGGCGCGGTTTTCGGTAATCACCCGAAGTTTCCTGGCCCAGGTGACGCGCGATGACTCAGGCTTACTCATTACTTCTTCCTCGGCCTGGCCATTATTGGATCCTCAAAAAGCAGTCACAATGCCCATGGAGCGGCGGCCGTCGTTGCGTAAGCACCCGCCCGTTTTCGCGAGCTGTGCCGCCCTCGATCGGATCGCCGACGAAGTCGTCGGAGATGCCGACCTCGGTGCCTATCAGGGAGCGACACCGGACGCACGGATGACCCGGGCGGGTGCCGACGTGCGACCACACGAGGCGCCGACGTGGGTCGATTTGGCCAAGGGCCACCCCGGCCTCCCATGATCTTCGGGCGCCCTCGTAGATCGCGGACCTCTTGACCCACTGCCAGAGGTCGCCGGCGCGGCGCGTCAGGAGCTTGCCGAAGAGGGCCCGCGCTCGCTTGCGGACCGTCCTCTGATTCGCCCCCTCGGCGCGCCACCTGCGCACGTTGCGGAACATCTGCTCAGTCATCGGCTCATTCAAACCGAAGCCGCGCACGGCGACCAGGTCCTTCGCCGCCGCCTTGTCGATCGGGTTCCCGCGCGCCCACCGCGTCGCGATCGTCCGGGCTGCGCGGAGGGTCTTGCCCACCTCGGAGCCGATGATCTCGACGCCCCACCCGATCGCCCAGCGAGCAGCGCGGAGGCGGGCTTCCGGGGTGAGGGTCTCGGGGTCGACGGCCTTGATTCCGTAGACCTCCCTGAGCACCGGAGCGCCACGAAGCGCGACCGCGTCCACCTCCGCTGCCATTTCCACTCCCCGCTCCGCTCCCGCCTCAGCGATCGCGACGAGGGGCCCGTCGGCGCCGAAGATCACGCGGAGGGCGTCGGCGAGCCCGCGGGTCGCCGGCCAGCCGTCGGGCTCGCGAGGGTCCGTCGGCGCGCCGAGGCGGAAGGCGTTCAGGGCCTCCTCGATCTCGTCGGCGCCTCCGGTCGAGCCGTCGCGGATGTCGGCGAAGGGGTGAGCGGTCATCCCGGGACCCCGGAAGGCTCGTCGGGGGTCGAGTACCGCACCGACATCTCGGGGGCATGCTCCGCGTCGCTGCCGTCGTCGAAGCGTAGCTCGAGAACGGTTGGCGGCCCGTGTCCATGGTAGCCGGTAAGCTTGGCGCCGACGAGGGTCTCGACGCCTGGCCAGTCGAAGGCGCCCACGGTGACGACGCGGCCGTCGGGGTAGTGGATCTCGATCCCTGGTTCGAGCATGCCCGGGAGCATCTCGCGGGAGATCAGGAGCGTGCTCATGGCTTCCCCGGGAAGGCGGCGTCGAATCCGGCCAGGACGTCGTCGGCGACGCGTACGGCGGTCTTCCCGTGGCTTTCCGAGAATTCGGCCTCCCCGTGACCATTCGCGAATTCGTCGAGCGCCTTCTCGACAACGTGGACCCACAGGCGGCGGCGTTCCTGGTCTCTTCGTCGGCACCTCTCTTGCTCGACCAGTGCCTCCGTGGGCGGTTGCGCCATGGCGCCGGCCTCGTTCTGTGGTCGCCTTTCAAGCTCGCGCTTCAAGCCCTCGTGAGCGGCGGCGAGTTTCTCGACGGCCTCGGGCACGTCTTCGCAGAGAGAGATACCCGAGCCCATTCCGATCGCGTCGGCGACGCGCCGTAGGGCTGCGCCCAGGCGCTCGGCCAACTCAGCGAAGCCCTCGGCGAGCGCCGGGTTCGTGTTACTCTGTCTCTCGTCGGCCATTGGCTTGCTCCTTTGGTCGGTGGGCCGGCGGCGGTTCGCTCCTTGTCGCCGGCCGTTTTGCGTTTATGGCGGGACCGTAGCGAAGGGGTCGGGCATGTCGTCGAGGTCGCTGGTGATCGTGACGCCGTCGGGGACGCCGTAGCGCTCCTCTCCGCCGTCGACAGGACCACGTCCGGCGGCTTCTCGGAGCTCGTCGTGAGTGAAGGCCCAGGGCACCGCGACCATGTGGGCCGCGTCGGCCTCGGCGTCGCGCAGGGGCGGCAGGCGGAAATGCAGCTGCCAGCCGCCGTCGTACTCCGGTCGCTTGCCGACGCCCAAGGGCTCGAAAAAGCGGTTCTGGTAGAAGCTCCGGGCCGCGTTGAGATCGGGCAGGATCGTGTTCTTCCTGAAGTGCTTCTCGGCTTGCGTGATGCTGGCCCGGCTCGATCCGCTGTCGACGATTCCGGCGACTTCCTGCGGGACTCCCATCACCTGCAGGGCGGTGTCGCGGATCCATGACCGCTGCTCGGTGATCTTGAGATCCGCGGGCGAGCTGCTGAGCTGGTGGACCTCGACGCCGCCGCGGGCCTGCCCTGCACCGCCGAGGGAATACCCGAGAAAGTGGGCCATGCCTGCCCGGGGCGGCCCCTGGTTCGCCTGGCGCCACTCCAGCTCGAGCGCTTCCTTTTGCCCGTCGCCTAGATTCGAGGCGGCGATCAAGACCCGTGGAATGGCGCTGTGGCGGTAGAGGGAAGCGACGTACTCGGCGGCGTGTTCGTCGACCTGAATGTCGTGGTCGAGGGCGGTCCCGTCTCCGCTCCCTGGCCCGTAGAAGTTGTCAGGGACGGGGTTTCTGAAGTAGGCGACGTCGGCGACCGGGATCTTCACTCCTGCGCCGCGGACGATCTCGAAGACGGGCGACGTCGTCGTCGGGAGCCGCATCCACGTGGGCGGTACGGGCCACCATCTCACCGGCATCCCGGACGCGTCGCGGTTGAGGACGTAGAAGAAGTCGCCGCCGAGCTTCAGGCACACCGTCTCCAGGTGGTCGACCTGCGCCCCTGACAGGTTCATCCCGAGCGGGGCTTCGGGTACCCCGCGGCGCTTCATGTCGAGGAACGGATGCTTAAAGACCTCGACCAAATCGCCGGCGTCGATCGCTGCCTTGGTGACCCTGGCCCGATCCCACTCCTTGGCCGACGCCACGCGGTCGACGGCTTTCCGGCCACCTCGGCCCGACGGGCGAGTCAGGAACCACTCGGCCTCCGCCTCCCGTGCGCCGACGAGCTTCCCCGCCAGGCGCATCCATAGGTGGGTCCGGTACAGCGTCAGGAGGGCCGGCATGGACCGCCGGCCCGAGCCCGCGGAGCCCCCGAAGATGCCGCCCGCCTGGCCGGAGCCGATGATCTGGGCGTCGAGGTCGGCGAGGCGGTGGGCCTCCCGGCGGACGGCGGCGTCCTTTATCCAGCCCATGGAGCTCCCTTCGGCGGGCTGCACGAACCCTTGAACCACTCCGCCTTGAGCAGGTCCGCGTCGGTGCCGCTCGGCACCTTGACGGGGATCGCGTTCGGCGGCGGCCATGCAAGCTCGAACGTACCCGAGGCCGGATCGTAGCCGCGGACTTCGGCGTCCTCAGGGCTTGCTTCGGGCGTGCTCATGCCCTACGTCTATCACCTCTCGGCGCCGGACGCAAGCGGGAGCAAGGAGGGCGGCGGCAGGCAGGCGAAGCACGTCGGCACCGCGTACCCCGGCAGGCGGCGCGCGTCCTCGACCGGCCGGCCGCAGGTGCGGCACGCGATCGGGCCGTCGTAATCCGCCCAGGCTTCCCACCAAGCCAGCTGGGCCGGGGTCAGGACGTCGGACGGCGTGCTCACGGCTTCGTCCCCTGCCGCCCGAGGACGACCAGGTCCCGCAGATTCACGAGGCCCATGTAGAGGACGAAGACCGCCAGGCACCCGAGCCCGAGCCCGAAAGGCAGCACCCACCACCCGACCGGCACGGATAGCCCCCACGTCATCAGGAGCCACCCCAGGGCGGCGAGGAGCCAAAAGGTGGTCTCCGTCATCTGGTGCGGACCGCGGAGCCAGCGAGGCGGGGTCATTCCCACGCCTCGAAGAGGGCGACCACGCCGGCGACCGCGAGCGCGTAGACGACGACCGCAGCGACACCGCCCCAGCCCCATCGGTCGAGGACAAGGGCCATGACGACGCAACCCTCGGAGAAGGAGCGAGTCTTCTCCGCCCGCGTCATTCGCCGCTCCTCCAGACGTTGGCCCGTTCGTCGATCCCTTCGTGGCGGAGCGCTGCGTGATCGACTCGGCCGGCGTCGCGGTCGGCCTGTAGCTCCGTGAACATCTCAGCGAGCCGGTCCGGGGTCGGCGGCTCGGCGGGTCGAGGAAGCGGGGTCGGGCGAGGCCGTGGTGGTCCGCCGTCGCGCGGCCCCACGAGGCGATCAAGGAATCCTTGCCACCTGCTCATCGCTTCCACCCCCTGCAGCCTTCGCAGAAATGTTGGTCGCCGTCGACCTCCCAGCCTTTGGCCTCGACGTCGCGATCAGTCCTGTCCATGCTCGTTCCATGGGTGTACGGGAACGGCGCCTCGACCTCCAACTCCTGGGAGCATTCGCCACCCCTGCCGTCACACAAGACCGTGATGTAGGCGTCGGAGTAGCTCATCGCCGCCGCTCCCACCCGTCCCAGCCTTCGCGCACGTCCATCAAGCCCCCGTCCTCGACCTCGACCCACAACTTTTCCTCCTTGCGAAAGACGCGGTGACCGGCTTGCCGCCGCACGACGTCGCCAGCCTCGGGCTCGCCGTCGATCGGCTCCCAGCCAAGCATCTCCCGGATCGCCGCGGCTACTTCGCGGTCGGCGTCGATCTCCCCTTGCGTCGCCCCGCTGGCGTAGCCGCCGCCCGGCAGCGCTATCTCTCCGTCGCGATCGAGCTCGACGGCCACGCGGTCAAGGAGCCTTCGGAGATCGCCCGGCGTGCGGATCGCATCGCTGATCTGTAGCGCCAGTTGGGCCTCCTCCGCCCCGAGGACTCCGTCAAGCCTGCCCTCGAACCGCTCGCCGCTGAGCCGGAGGTGCTCGACGTCGCCCGGGCTGACGGGAAAGAGGATCCCGCCGTCCTCGGCTGCGTCGACGGCAAGCGCTTCCTCCAGGGCGTCCGCGAGCCACTTCCCTTGTGCCTCCGGGTTAGATGTGCCAGTGGCGTAGCCCGGCGAGCGAAGATAGGCGATTATGTCGCGGATCTTTCGGCGATCCTCGGCAAAGAACGCCTCGAAGTGCTCCCGCAGGAAGCCGTCGCGCGTCGCCTTCGGGTCGGTCCTCTTCAGCTCGAGGACGTGCTCCTCGAGGCGGTGGCGCAGCTTCTCGGGAAGTCGGAAGGAGGTCCTGGCCATCATCATGAGACCTCGTCGTCGTAGGCGTTTGCATCTCGGCGAGCCAAGCTCTCGGCGGGGGTTGGGTCTCTTTTCACAGAGACTTCGAACGGTCGCCGCGTATCGAAGGCCACTACAGCATCCAGGAAGACACGCTTCTTTCCGGGATCGTAGACGCTTCCATAGCCCTCCGGCACGATCGCCAGGGCGACCTCGTCGGGCACGATGTATGAGTAGGTGACCTTGACCTTCACGTCATTCGCTCCTTTCGCCGCTCCATCGCGACCTCAAGAGCCTATCAGACTGACACTCAAGTGTCTACCCCTTGACGCAAGGGGCCTGAGGTGAGAGGATAGCGCCAGGCGTCGAGGCGGCGGAGTTCGTTGGGTGAAACACCCGCGGCACAGGTCGCGATACGTGCGGGTTCGAGTCCCGCCGCCGCTGAGGCGCCTTCAATGGGCACAGGAATGGCGACGCGCGCCAAGCTGCGGACGACGACGAGGGCGCCCAAATCGTCGCGAGCGCGGCGCGATCGGGTTCGATCCCCGACCTGCCTCGAGTCCCTACTTCATCGTCGAGAACGACCACGAGCCCGCGGTGATCGCCGCGTTCAGGGCTGCGCTCGCCGCATCAACCAGGTGATCGTCACCGCCCTCCTGGCCGTCGAAGTCGGCGTGCAGCTCGATGAAGCGCTCGGCATGTGGCCCGGCCAGCACCGCCACTTTGCCCGGTTGCACGATCGGGGTCTCACAGTTGCACAGGTCGTACGTCGACAGGCCGGCGCGCTCATGCTCCTTGACGACGAGGCGCCCACAGGCCAGGCAGTGAGGGGCGGCCTTCCCCGCGTGCGCTGAGGCGAGCGTCACCTTGCCCTTGCCGACCGGCATGAGGTGGACGACGAACCCGAGCTTCTGTAGCTGGCCCTGGACGCGGGCCGTGAACGTCTTCCCGATCGCCACCTCCGAAGGGATGGCCTGCTCACCCGTGGCGCCCTGCCGCTGTGCGTTGGCGATGGCGACACCTTCGACGAGCGCGACGGCCGGGTGCTCCTCGGTCGGATCACACCAGATGAACCCGAGATCGTGGCCGGCCTCCAGGACGCACAGGAGGGCCGAGGCGACCGCGTCGGCACCACCTGCCGCGAAGTCGTGACCACGGAAGCACCGCGAGATCTTCGGAATCTCACCGGCCGCGGCCATGGCGACGAGGGCGTCAACGGGGCGGTCGAGGTCGTCGCGACCCTTGCCGATGATCGGGAACCAGGACGCGCGGAAGATGCCGCCGCCGGCGTTCTCGAGGGGGTCCTGTGCGTCCATCGCCGCCGCGATTGCCGGGTCGGCGGCGGCTCGCTTGCGGATCTCGGCGATCCCTTCCAGGGCCTCGCATAGGGCCTCGCCGTCCTTTCGTGGGTCCGGTACGACGGTACAGGACGCCGGGAAAGGACGACGCCTGGGCCGCTTCTCGGCCGGCAGGTTGAGCACCGTCCAGCCGAGCGCCTTCGCCTCGTCGAGCTCCCTCTCGTAGAATCGGCCGGCGGGGTCCTTCGGGCCGAATCGCTGATGCATAAGCACCAGGGCCGGCGGCGGGCGTCGCTTCTCCGCCGACGTCCGAAAGGTGTGGATCGAGTTCTCGGCTATCACCTGCTCAGCTCGCGACATCGCCGAGAAGTAGCTGTTCATGGGGTCGTCAACGATGCCGAGCCCCCACCCCTTGCCGACCTTGGCCGCCCGCGTCGTCGAGATCCACATGCCGCCGAGGTGCCCGGCGAGCTTCCACAGGGCCTTACTGTCGGTGTCGCGGCGCAGCTCGAGCCCTGCCCTCTTGACCATCGTCCGCGCAAAGTCGGAGTGCTCGCGCGCGAGCTCGTCGGAGGCGAAGAGCAGGGCCGCAAATTCGTCAGGGTGGTTTCGGACGAAACAAGAGCTCAGGCCCTGGGCTATCGTGCGGCTCTTGTAGTACCGCCGCGGCATGTGGATCATGAGATAGGGGACCTCGCCGTCGAGGACGGCTTGGCCAAGCTCTACCATCAGGCCGACGTGCCACCAGTCGAGATGGGGCCCCGGGTCGACCTCGCGGAGGTGCTGGCGGAGGCTCACCGTCCCGGAGCTGGGCAACTGCGCCCGGATGAGCTCCCGATCATCGGGCGGCAGCTGCGCCAGAACCGTCTCGATCTCGCCGGGCGGTAGCTTGGCGATGGCTTCGGCGGCTTCGAGGGGTGAGATGTTCACTGGCTCAACCGGAAGGCGGCATGCGGGCCGCCAGCGTCTCGAAGCCTGCCTGGATCGCCTCCACCACCTTGTCGGCGAATCCTCTGCCGCCGATCATGGCGTGGGGCTTGCACCCGGAGGCATCGGCGAAGCCTTTGCCGATCGCCTCGCCGAGGTGTCCGAGCTGCGCGGTGCTCAGTCGGTGGAGGGCATCGTCATCGCTCGGAATCTGCCGGTCGAGCACTTCCCGCAGCTCTATGGCGTGGTCGACCGTGATCCGGTATTCCGAGCCTTCCATGACGGTGAGCGTCACGGGGTTGCGCGTCACGGGGATGTCCTCCTCCTCGAGCCTGGCCGGTGACCAGCTCCTGGGCCTGTCGATGGAGTCGCCCTCGTCGGCGAGCGGCAGGTCGGCGACCGCCTGCGCCTTCCGGAGGTGCTCGACGTCGCCCGGGCTGACGGGAAAGAGGATCCCGCCGCAGTCCGCCGGGTCGCTTTCGCCGTCGGCGACCGCTTGCGCCACGGCCTCCTCGAGCTTGGCATCTACGCCGACGAGCGCCTGCCGCTCGTTGATGTCCAGTCCGGTTGCTTCCTCGGCGGCTTCGTGCGATTCTTTGGTGGCCATGACTTCTTCCTTTCGTGGTCGTGGCGTTGCCCGGGGATCACTGTCCTCGGGCTTTTTACCTTATCGCGCCTCCGGCCCGACGTCAACCGCAGCTTCGAGGGGCGAGACGTTCACCGGCTCAACCGGAGGGCGTCGATCTTCATGGCCGCAAGATTCTCTGGCCCCGGGTCGCGGTCGAGGAACTCATCCGCCTCCGCAGCGCTCCAGCCGGCTCCGCGGACAGCGATACCGAACAGCTCCCGCGGGCTTGTCTCCGAGAAGGACAAGGCCGCGATGATGAGCCTCCCGAGAGCGTCCGTGTGGCGCTCTACGTTGCGCAGCTGGCCACTCTCGGCCAGTCCCGGCGCTACACAGCCCTCCCAGGCATCAGGCAGGACGGAGACACCGTAGACGTTCTCGGCGATCTGAGCCCCCTCGCTGGCAGACAATTCTCGGACTTGCTCCGAGTCGATCCTGACCGCCAGCGGCTCGGCGTGGAGCAGCTCGTTGATGTCCGGCTCGGTGGCCCCTGGCGGGTAGAAGCCCGGCGCCCGGGGTGGCCTCTCGATCTTGAGCGTGGTTGCGTCCTCAGCGGCTTTGTGCGATTCTTTTGTGACCATGACTTCCTGATAGCGTTCCTCCGACAGCCTCATGACAGCCTCCGTGCCATCGCTTCGGCGCGTGCTCTTCGCGCCCATGCGGACAGCCTTACTGCCTCGCTCGGATCGCCAGAAGCCACGGACGCGCATTTCTCCGGAATGTCACGCAACACGCTCTTCGCGGATTGATGGGTGTGCGGCCTCCAGGTCTTCGCTGTACATGATCATGACGCCTCCCCGGGAAACGACGTGACGCGTTCGTACTCCTCTTCGGCGCGCGTCTTCAGCTTCGTGTCGTAGATCTTCTGAGATCGGTCGCCGGGAGCCGCGAAGCTCTTTCGAGCGTGCCTGACTCTGTCTCGCCTTCGGAGTTCAGCCTTCGTCAGGCCGTCGATGAGTTCGTCGCGCGGACTGATCACCACTGCACCGCCTTCCCGAGCTCCGAGACGCCGAAGGTGACCTCGCGGCCGTCCTTCTCCGGCGCCCTGTTGAGCACACCATGGCGGTCGGTGAGAGCCGCAAGGCGGTTGCTCGCTGCCGTAGGGGCAATGCCCTGCGCGAAGGCCAGGACGGACGCTCGGTCGCACCCGTTTTTGACGTCCTTCAGGGTGGCTCGGAGGATTCCTGAGACCGGTACCAGGGTGTACCCCTGGAGAAGTGCTTCTCGCCGAATGCGGCGGACGTTGGTTTCCATCATGGCGTTATCATACCATGTGGTGAACGGGAGTCAAGGAATGTCAAGCGGGCTTCGTCTCGGTGATCTCGTCGGAGCTCGTCGCCTGGGCCTTCGGCGACAACAACTCCCGCAGGTGAGCCCGAAGGTTGTCGATCTCGTGCTGAGGTACCGGCTCGGGCCCCAGGAGCGCCGCCAGGCCACGGTCGACGTGGGCGAAGGCCGTCGCGGCGCCCTCGTCGGCAGCAGCTGCCTGGAGGGCCTCGAGGTAGAAAACCGTCGCCTTGAGGGCGATTTCACTCGTAGACCGGTCTGCGAGCGACTTCTGGCGGGCGACCTCGACCTTGAACTCCATCAGCTTCGCCCACCGCGTCTCCTCGGGCTCGTCAGTGACGTCGTCAAGGCCCTTCAGCGTACCGGCGAGAGTGTCCCTGACGGCGCGGCGGTGCGTCTCTTGAAGATCTTTCCTGAGATTGACGTGGCGCATCTCTGGTATAGACCCCCCCCGGAGGGTTTCGGGTTATATCCCTGCGCGGCCTCAGTTCACCGACACCTCGGCCCGGACGGCGCATGACCTGCCGCCGATGCCAACGCCCGACGCCCTCGCCCACTCGGTGATCGTCACGCCGTCGAGAGTCCAGGTGAAGGTGGCCGTGCTGCCGCTCGCCGTGGCTCCGGAGCTCGCGAGCCAGGACCACGACTCGATGAGCTTCTCCCCGTCGGTAGCGACGAAGAGGTAGGTCCCTCCTGTCCTGTCCGAGATATCCACGACGCAGGCCGGCTCGGGCAAATCGGCGACGGTGAAGGTGAGCGGCACCGTTCGGGGGGCGGCGCAGGACGTCCGTTCCTGGTCTGAGCAGACGATCACCGTCCCCAGGACGTCCATCGGGAGGTTCTCATGGAGGGGCCAGCCCACCAGGACCGACCTCTCAGTCGACTCCGACGGCGTCGCCGAGCCCGAGAACGTCCAGGCGTAGGAGGCGCCCTCGAGGCCGTCTACCGACCAGGTCGCCGAGCAGGTCGAGCGGTTGCACGATGCCCCGGCGACGGTGGCGTTGACGGTTGCCGGCGGAACCGGGTCAGGCGTAGGCTCTTCAACGGGCGGCGGTGCGGGCACCTGCACCTCGGTAATGGTCTCCTTCTCGCATCCGGCGAGAAGGATGGCGGCGACAGCAATGGCCAAGATGCTCTTTTCCATGGCTCAGTCCTTGTATTTGGCCCGCAGGATGCGGCAGTAGAAATTGAAGACCTGGCCAGCGACGAACACCTGCTCGACGACGATCTCGGCCTTGACGATTTTGACGGTTGAGAATTCAGCGAAGGGACACAGAGGCTCGATCCGAGGATCGCACAGGTAGAGCCCAATCCCGCGGCCCGGGACATTCATGATGAAGAGCTGCTGTTCTCCCGATAGCGCGATCGTGCCGCGGGTCGAGGCCACGGCCTGAGGCGCCGTCATGCTCGCGCCCATCTGCTGCGCCAAGCCGGCGGCGGCGTCCTCGGTGACGTCCTCGACGAGGACGCCGACGATGTCCTTCAGGATCTCGCCGATGAGGGGGTGGTTACGGGCCACGTAGCGCTGCGCGATGGCTCCCATGGTCTGGCAACCGCTGAGCGCCAGGGCCGATGCCAGCAGTAGGACGGGTAAGGCCTTCTTCATCATCATGATACTCCTCCAGGGTTAGCTGGCCGCCCGACGACGCCCCCGTGGAGGAGCTGCTAGAGCCTTGGCGACGCCGAGCGACCGAGAAGAGCGTACCACAGTCGCGAACGAGTCGGGCCAAACGCGCGTCCCTCGCCGCTTCGGCCCTTGCCGCTTCGACGTTCTTCGCCTCGATCTCGGCCAGGTACTCGGCCCGACGCTCGCGGTAGAGCTTTCCAGGCGGGTTCACGAGAAGAGACTCATCTGTGGATCTGGCGGCTTCGCGGAGTCCGGGGCGGTACCCCAGCCGCGGAGCATGTCGAGCGCCGGCCCTGGCCCCATCTCCGCGATCCGCCGGCGCCACCACGCCACCCGCGCCAGGGCGAGCTCACACATTTGTTCACTGCTTTCGATCGCTACGATTCGGCGCCACCCCGCCATCATGGCGGCGATGATCTCCGAGCCCGACCCGGCGAAGGGGATCAGGATCACCGGCTCGACGCCGTCGACCGTGGGCTGTAGGAGGAGCTTCGCCAGGTGGCTTCCGCCGTCGATGGCCTTGACGGCAAGTCCAGGATTGCCCCGGCAGCGTCCGGACTCGCGGGCCGCGTCGAGGAAGGCGGTAGCGTCTTCGTGGTCGACGTCGATCTCGCCTTCGCCGGGCCGTTTGTAGTGGTAATTACCCGGGCGGCCCAAATTGGCGAGCAAAGTTCCCCTAAGTGCTGGCTTGGCGCGTGGCTTCCGGTACCCCTCCGCCATCATCTCCCGATACCTCTCCGAGCCCATCGCCCGTGCCACGTCGTCGGCCCCACGCTGCTCGAAGGCGTCCTCGTCGACGAGGAGCCACCCGTCGTCGTGGTCGGCGTCGCGGATCCATAGGAGGTGCTCGGCGCCAGTGTGGCGCTCTGCGGCGGAGGCGCGGCCCTGGTAGTACACGCGGGCAGTACTTGGCCTCGCGTCCGTCTCGCCGAAGCGGTGGGCGGAGTGCGACGGCATGTTACCGTAGACCGGCGACGAAGACGCGTTGATTGGCACGCGCTCACGCTTTCCGCCAGCGCTGTGTACGCCCTTCGCCCGGCCCTGCTCGTCGATCGCCGCCACAGGGCACCCATCCGCGCACCAGCCGGCCCCGCAGGTCGTCAAATGCTCGAAGATGACGGTGGACGGGTATCGGCCGAGGCTGTCTTTCGATGCATCCCGGGGCTTATGGCCCACTTTCGGGAGGTATGAAACGCTACTCCCCACTCGCTCTCTACCTCGACAATTCCGCTCATGGTCCGGCCCGCTCGGAATCCGCCCGCCGCCGACGTTGTACCCGCCCGTACCCCACCGCTCAGCCACCTCCGCCCCGGTGCCGTCGAGGGGCTTGCGGGCGGCGAGGATGATCTCCTTGGAGTCCTTCAGCGCCGTGGCGTGGTCGTCGAAGAGGGCGGCGAGGGGCGAGGCCGGGGCGGTGATCGGCGACGGCTCATGAGCTAGCCCTCGAGCGTGATCGTAGTGCATGGAGCGCGACAACTGCGGCCGGGTCGCCGCCGCTTTGGTCACCTCCCGCTCGAGCCCCGCCGCCTTGTCGATCGCCTTCCCCGTGTTGGCCCCGAGCGCCATCGCGCCCCCGTGGATCCGCACGATCGAGGGGAGCATGCGGAAGCCCGCCAGCTCTTGCGAGATCGCCGCCCAGTGGGACGCGCGGCCCTGGTAGGACAGGTGGATCGCCCCGGGGCGGAGGACGCGGAGGATCTCGCGATTGAGTCGAGGAGAGGGAACTAAGTTGTCCCACGGACGATTAAGCATACCACCCTGTGCTATACTGGGACGAAACAACCCGGAGGCTTTCCCGTGGCACAAAAGATCGAACGAACATGTCCCGTCTGCTCGACGACCTACCTTGCGGACCCCGGCCGGCTCAAGTGGGGCCGAGAGACCACCTGCTCGCGGGCCTGCTCCTACCGCTTTCGCGGCGATCAAAAGAGGAGCGCCGTCAGTCTTGAATGCTCCCTTTGCGGGAAGGAGTTCAAGCGCTGGCCGTCCCACGCTGCGCGCGCAGAGTACGGCTGGCACTTTTGCTCCCGCGCCTGCAAAACCGCCGGCTGGCGGCTCGGCATGTTCACTATGGTCCGGCATGTGAAGTTCAACAAGCTGACACGAGAAGGGCGCACCTCGCTGCGCCGCGTGGGTGCGGAGGTCTACGCGTCTGGAAGCCTCGGTTTCCCGGAGGATGAACTGGCAACCGTTGAGCTTCTCCAGCGTGCCAGGGTGCCATTCATCCATCAACACATCTTCGAGGCGGGCGAGGACGTTTTCGTCGTCGACTTCTACTTCGCCGACCGGAATCTCGTCATGGAAATCGACGGCTCCGGCCATCGACGAGACCCCGGGCAGCGTGCAAAGGATGCGAAGCGGGACAAGATCCTCGCGGATGCCGGGATCGAGGTCGTCCGAATCACCAACGAAGGGCCAGCGGATGAGGTCGCGAAGCGAGTCCTCGCCCATCTCATAGGTCCATAGGTCGATGAGCGCTTTCGGGTCTCGAAGGTCCGACAAAGCGTACGGCGGATCGCTCAGCCCCCCGTGGAACGTGTGCTCGTCGAATTCGTCCAGGGCGTCGGGCAGGGTGCCGCAGATGATGCGGACGTCGATCACTTGCGCCGCTCTTCGGCCTGCCGGCGCTCTTCGCCGGTCTCCGGGAAGTCCAGGGTCCCGAAAATGGTCTCGCCTTGCCCGTACATCTTGACCAGCCACCGCGTCAGGTCGTGCGCCGACGTCCTAGAGCCGGAGTAGCGCTCCATGGCGGCCTCGAGGTCGGCAGTGGGTATCGTGACTCGCTTCGTGTCGGTGCGGTTCACGACGAAGCCTCGTTTTCGTCTTTGGCCGCTCGCTTCTCGTCCGCGCCGGCCTGGGCGATCTTGACCCTTGACGCTGCCGAGAACGCCGCCATGAGGACCCGATCCGCTTCGCATATGATCCCTTTCCAGCACGACTGACCCATGGCGTCGACGTCGAGATACTCAAGATCAAGGCTCGCGCTCGCGAGCCCATCCTTGATTGGCTTGAAGTTCCAGGCCACGATCCTGTACCTCGGCGCTTCGTGGCCTGCGTGGCCCTCCCAGAGACTTACAGGCCCCGAAGGCATGTCGCTCTCCGCGGTGTAATAGGTGAATCCATCAAGCGTCATCTCCAACTCCTTTCGCCGTCCGAGAGTGGAGCGGCGGATCCATCCTATCGCGCCACGGACGCGGCTGTCAAGGCTTTCTGGTTTCCGCGCGCCATGCTGGGATTTACGACAAGGCAGAGAGTTACCCCGCCCGCCGTCCCGAGGGTAGCACGGGCGTCAAGCGCGGCCCTGCTCACTTACTGCGCACCCTCGTGCAAGCGTCGGAGCGTAGCGACGTGAGCGCAGCTACCGCCCGAGCTTGTCGAAGATCGGGCCGAGTACCCCCGCGGCCTTGTCGGACAGTAGGCCGTCTCCCTTCACCTTGATCTCCGCTGGCCTGTTCCAGCCCTGGAGCTTGGCGAGCTGCGCCTCGACCACCGCCCGGGCTTCGAGTTTCAGCTTCACTTTCTCGATCAGGGTCCCGTCCTCGGTGTGGCGCTGCTCGAAAGTGACCTCGGAAACGAGCCGCTTCACCTCCCGCGGGAGCGCCCTCCAGGCCTCCGGGCTCATCTCGAGGCCGTCCGGGAACAGGTCGGCCAGGTTGCCAGTGGCGTACCCCGTCAGGCGATCGACGGATTCCTGGCGCTGCGTCTCCGTATCGTCGCGGATCTCGGCCTTCCGGTAGGCGATGGCCTCCCGTCGCTTGTGCGCCAGCTGCCCCGGCGCGAAAGGCGACTTCCCGGTGTAGCCGGCCTTTCTGTAGGCGTCGGTCTGACTCATTCCGCCGACGTGGTAGTCGATGAAGAGCTGCGCCCGGGGAGGGGCTTTATCGTACTGTGCCTTTCCGTCCATGTCATTACCTTCTTTTATGGCCTTGGCCTGGTCTCCATTGTCTTCGCCTCGTTCACCGCCTTCTCGGAACGGTCCCATTCCCGGCGAAACGCCTCGGCCTCGGCGCGGAGCTCGGTGACAAAGGCGGCGAATTCTTCCTCGTCGAGGGGTTGCTGGACTTCATTCACCATCTTCTCGATCGTGTCCGCGGCCCGGTCGAGTAGTTCGTGGGTCTTCATGCCTGGCCCATCGCTTCGGCATAGAGGTGCCGCTGCTTTTCCATCCTGGCTTGCTCTTTCATCGCCGCCGCCGAGATCCGCTCGCCCTTCTCGTAGCTGGCCACTCCGTACCAGGCCGCGGCGATTTCTTCGACGTCGGTTGCGGTCCACTCGGCGCCGCACGCCGAGCACATCATCTCGTCGGCCGCCCCAGAGAATCCGTGGCCGGTCATGCTTTTGGGCGTCCCGGTGCTGACATCGCAATCTGGACAAGTCGCGCCGACGTGCTGCGGTTCCTTGGCTGCCGCGATCTTTTCGAGCACTGTCATGGCGCTCATCCCGACACCCCCTCGGCGATCATCTCCTCGCGGGCGAACGCCGTCGCCAAGATCCCGTTGACTGTCGCGAGCGTCGTCCCTTTGATCGCCTCGGCCGTCCTGGCACACTCGGCGAGCGCGTCGGCGATGGCGTCGGCCAGATCGTCCCACCAGGTCGGTCCGTCGTCGTCAGGATGACTGGAGCCGATCGCGTTGGCGTGTGCGGCGACCTTGTCGAGGATCTTGTCGGCCCGTCTGGCCTCGTGTGGCGTTAAGTGCTCGAACACCCTTCGGAGCTGGACAAACCCGATGAACCTCCCGGTCTTGCGGTCGCCTATCCGATTCCCTTGATTGATCAGGTCGTCGATCCCCCGGCCGAAGCGTCTCGCAAGGGACCGGTCGAGTTGTTTTTCTGTTCTCATGTTTTTCCTCCTCCTCTATACATGGGCGTCGCGGTGCGACTTGTAGGCGTGAAGGTTGGCCAGGGGGAAGTAAAGCTCTCCCTCTTCCTCCCTGTGAACAATCGAACCTCGACGAGTGCACATCTTCTTGAGCCTCTCGGCACTCAAGTTCAGATATTGCGCCGCTTCGGTTAGGGTTAGATCGATACCGTGCTCAATCATCGTTCCTCTCCTTTCGCGTCGTCGAAGATCTCGATCACGACGCGCTGGTTCCGTTTGTCGATTCGCTGCACAGGGTCCGCGTTTCGGATCCCGGAATCGTTCATGATCAGAAAGGCGTCGGCGAATCCGTCGCGGTACGCCTTGAGCCACTTCGTCAAGTTGTCGTCGTCGCGGGCTCGAATCACCTTGAAGTAAAAGATCGGCCGCCACCTCACCGCTTCCCGGGTGGCAATCTTTCCCGCGCGCCGGCGAGCATTGAAGATGATGCTCGCGTCGCCCCTCGCTTTTTTCGTCGCCGCGGACTTGGCGAACTTCCCGCCCCGGCTCGCTGGCGTGTAGCCCTTGTCGTTGGGGTGAAGGATCTCCGGCGGTAGAGGAAGCTCGACGACGAGGTAGGGGAGCGTGTTCACTTCTCCGTCCTCAGCTCTTCGAGCTTCGCCGCCACGTACCCGCGGACGTAGTCGCCGCAGTAGGAATAGTGGTCTTCCCACTTCGTTGTGCCGGCCACGATGCGAGCTTCCCAGTCGTTGGCATTGTCGCCCGAGCACTCGCAGCCGCCTTCGTCGAATCCGTCGGCGATCCATTCCAGAGCGCCTATCGCCTTGTCGAGTTTCTCCTGAGTTGTCATGCGCACCTCGCGTGAATCGCCGGGCCGTGCTGGCCTCGGCATTTGTAGAATGGATCGTCGTAGCCGATCGGGTGGCCGCAGTTCACGGCCGCCATCTTGCGCGCCTCGTCGCATCGCTCGCGGCGGGAGCACCGGCAGGGAAGCGGCGAGCACGGGCCGAAGTCGGACCGCGGGGGCCAGACTTTCCACGGCTGCTTTCTCGCGGCTTGGCGGCGCTCTGACAGCGTCATTGTTCGACCTCCCTCGGCTCGGCATAGAGGCTCAGCTCGTAGCCGACGCCGTGGGCCTTCCGCCGAAGGTCGGCCTCCACCCCTGCCAGCCACTCCTCGCGGGGCTCCTCGTATAGCCTTTGCGCGACGGGTCCAGCTCGGAGTTTCGCCATCTCGCTCACGGCAGCGCGCTCGGCGTCCTCCGGCAGCTCCCGAGCCACGAGACGCGCGTCGAGCTTCGCCAGCCCCGTCTCGATCGCCTCGGCCTCCCGGCCCTTGAGCTTGCGGATGAGCCCTGCCAGCGTGCCGAGGTCGTCCGGCAGGAAGGCGGCGAGGCGCTCGAGGCGCTCGTCGGTGTCGACGTCGGGCGGTGGCGGATGGTTCATAATCGCGTCGTTGTGCTCCTGGACGTACGTACGCCGGCCCTGGCCGTTGCCGCTCGGCGGCGGGTAGGCGCTCCGGTCGTCCTGCCAGGGTTTGGCCTTGACGAACCGCGGCCCCTGCGGCAGGAACTGTCCGCCGTCGGTGACGTAGACGTCGGCGCCAGTCTCTCGGAGGAAGTCCAGAAAGTCGACGACGTCGTCGGCGTTACGATCGTCCGGGGCGAGGGCCTTCCACCGCTTGAGGGCGGTCGATTTGTCCTTCTTCGCCTTGGGAGGCAGGAGGGGCCACCACCTGGCGAAGCCCTCGGCGATCGTCTCGCGGTGCGGCTCCGGATCCCCCGGATCGTCTCCGTCGATGTCAGCCCGGAAGTCGACGACACGTGCGGACCGGCCGTCCGCGGGCGGCTTCGCGCAAGAGTCCGTCTTCGGACTCTCTGAAGGCAAGGAAGGCAAGGAAGGAGTGACGCCCTGTGACTCCGCGTGACTCCCCGTGACAGCTCGTGACGACGCGTGACTTTTTGTCACGTTGTGTGACTCCAGGGCCTCCTTAAGGGCTCCGGTAAACCGGAACCACTCCCCGGAGTGCCGATATTCCGCCCAGTCGTCGTGGATCTCGGCCTCCCTGCTCTTCCCTCCTGGGGTTTGCATGATGAGTGTCAGGGGCCGCCCTAGCGCTCGCGACAGCTCCCCCGTACGCCCGGCCAGGTGGGTGGTGTAGCCGATCTTGACGAGGCCAGCCTCATCATCAAGGAGGAAGTAGACGATGGATATCGCTTTATCCCTTCGCCTGGCCCTCTCGTCGCGCTTGCGCTGGGCTCCGCTCATCGTCGCTTCCTCGCGGTCGAGGAACTCCGGGTCGGTCAACTTGTCGTCGCCCTCGACGAAAAAGCCGGCCGCCACCAGGGCGGGAACGGATCGCTCACAGACGGCGTCGGGTATCCCGGTCATCTCGGCCACTGCCTCCCACGGAAACAGCCCGTCGAGCGCCAGGCAGCCGGCGCGGTCGAGGTGGCGCAGGAGGAGCGCGTAGACGGCTTGGGCCTCCCACTTGAGGCGCTTCCAGGCGGCGGTGTCCTGCCTGTACAGACGGGCGTAAGGCGTGTTCGACCAGTCGAGCCCGCGCATCTCATGCACTTTCCTGCGCCGGCCGCTCTATCAGCTCGGCCGCCAGGTAGCGGACGAGCGCCGTCCGAACCTCGGCGGCCTCCGACGTCGGCTCGCCTCGCTCCCGCTTGAGATCGACGAGCATCTCCAGGTCGGCGATGGTCTTCTCGGTCAGTCTAAAAAGCTTCGGTCTCATGTCCATATCCCGACGCTATCGCGTCGATATCGCCATGTCAACAACTTTCTCGGCCCGGACGCAAGAAAGCCCCGCCGACCACACGCCGACGGGGCCGCCTCCGGCCAGTGCCAGCCGCCCGGAGGCTACGGCTGATCACGAGAGCTCTTGCCCCTCGCCGTAGCCGTAGAAGTCGAGCTCGACGACGACGTCACGGACGCCATCACGGCAGCCGGGGCAACCCCCATCGATCGTCGGCGCCTCCTCGTCGCCACATTCGACGCAACCCCGGCCGGCGCCCAGGCCGCCGCAGACCGGGAAGGCCAGGGGCGCGTCGACGAGCGCGAAGAGGAGCGAGCGGTCAAGCTCCAGGCGTCCATGGACCGCGGGGCCGCCAGCATGGAGCGAGCGAGCGACGCCGCGGAGCGGAATCAGCCAAGAGCAGGGGGCGTCGGGTGACGCGTCAGGACATCGCCCGGACGAATAACCTCCGTCCGGCAGCCCTTTTCATGGCATGCCTTGCAAACGATGCAGATGTCGGCTTCGGATTTTTCGGCGCGGTCGTACCAGTCGGCGTCGTAAAAGGCCTTCTGGCCGCACTCGTCGCAGAGGTAATAGTCAGACATGGCCATAGCTCACTTTCCCTCGGTCAGTTCTTCCTTGCGCCGCACTCCCGCCTCGATGTCGGCTTTCTCCTCGTGAGTGAGCTCGCGGTATCCGCCATCGTTCGCCTCGTCCAGCTCGGCGGCGATCGTCGCCTGGACAGCTTCGCGCTTCGGCAGGTCACCAGGGGCCATCAGGAGGGACCGCGGGCGCTCCTCTCCCGCGTCCGGCTCGTCGCCGAATTCCGGAGGATCGGCGGGGGCCTCGTCTCGCGGCACTGGCGCCAGGGCCTTGTCCCTCGGCGATCTCTTGATCCTGACGCAATCCCGAAGCTCTCCGAACGCATCGACGCCCACCTCGATCCACAGCCGCACCGTCCGCCCTTCTGCGGCCTCGGTCTCGCGACCGACGATTTTCATGAGCGCCTTGAGGTGGACAGGGCGAAGGAGCAGGCCCTTGCCGAGTCTCCGGCCTTTCGGGCTCCTGAAGAACGCCGTCGCCATACGCTCCTTTTTCTTGCCGAGCTGCACGGTTTTCGGCGTTTCGAAGCGGTCAATTATGACGTCGACCTCTTTATAAGCAGGGGTCCCGTCCGGTCTGATTTCCTTCAGCAAGTCATATGCCGAGATGTAATCTGCGTTCAACCATTCCAACATGTCGCTCATGCTACTATCCTCGCTTCCATGTTTTCCGACAGAAGTTCCTTAATGCCGCGCAGGGCCCGAGAGACCTCGATCTTTGCGGCTGCCATTTCTTCGTCGTATCTATCGGCCTCGCGTCGGACCTCGTCGGTACCGTCGTCCGCACGTGGGACCATGCGCTCGAAAGGCAGCTGGCCGCTCCCGCCCGGGTTGACGACGAGCATGCTTGAGGCAAGCGCCTCGCCTGGGTGATTCGCTTCGCGGATGTTCTCGTAGTGCGCGCGCTGTATCATGGCGCGGCGGTCCTTGATCCGCCACCACAGGCTCCTCGCGTCGTGCCACTGTGTGTAGATCTTCAGGTCCGTCTCGACCAGCACCTCGCCCGATCGCCAGACGAGATCTTGCCGACTCTTGCACGGTACGCTCTCGACGAAAGCGACTTCCGCGACCTGGGTCCGCGCCGCGCCTTTGTCGACCATGCCGCGGAGAGCTCTAACGGTGGGACAACAGGCCGCGATGGCGGCCGCCTTGTCTTTTGCTTCCGCCCGCTCGTCGGGTGTGGCGTCCTCGCTGGCGTGCTCCCATTCGTCAAGGCTGCCCTCGGAGAAGAGGCGCGCCTCGATCATCGAGCCGGCCCGCATGGATAGCGACGACTCGCGCCGCGCGAGTTCCCAGATTTTGACCTGCCCGAGCGGCGCCGAGTAGTCGCCCCGAGAGCGCCGGGCGTCGAGCCGCGGAAGGTAGACGTAACGCGCGCGCCAGGTGTCGAAGCTTCCGCGCTTCTCGTCCTCGAGCCAGTCGATGACGGCGCTCGAGCCGACGGCCGGGAAGGCGTAGTAGTCGCGGGGGTTCGAGAGGTCGGTCACGATGATGAGTCCTCCCAGTCGTCCGGGATTGACCGGGCCAGCGCCCCGAGGATCTCGCGAGGGCTCATTTCTTCGCGGACTTGCAAGGCGTCGTCGAAGTCGCCCTTGAGGACCTCGAGAGCGCTCGCGATCCGCGAAGCGTCATCGCCGCCGGGCGACCGGAGGATCTTCTCTGCCGACTCGCAGCGCAAGGCGTACGGCGCGCTAATGCCCCAGTCGTCCGGCCGTGCCGTCTCGCTGGCCGAGTAGACCGGCTCCCAGTCCCTCGCGATCTTGCGGAAGACCCACGGGGCCGAGCCGGCAGCGGGGCGGACGGCCACGGTGATGATGCCCTCATCGTCCGAGGGATTCGTCGGTCCCCAAACGTATTCGGCATAGTGCTCCGCCGCCGCGTCGGCATCGGCACCGTAAGCCAGTCCGACGAATGACGGGTCGGTCTCGTCGACCACGTCCCACGCCGGCGGACAGACGTGGCTTTCGCGCAAGTCGACGATCCGCTGGCACTTCCAGCACCGCCTCATGATTGACCGCCCGGGACGTCCTGGTCGCGGCAATGATCACAACGGCCAGCGCTGTCCAGTTCTTCAGGCAGCATCAGCCGTTCACAGCGGCCGGCACAGCGCCGTCGATCGTGGGCTAGCTCGGCGAGTTCTCCGGGGGTCAGGGTCGAGAGGGCCGCCGCCCGGTAGATCGTGGCGGCGGAGTAGTCGTGCTCGTTGTCGAGGACGTGCTGCGCGTGGTCTGGGTCCATGATGCTCTCCTCGGTTTGGTGGTCGTAAGCTCAGGAGAAGGGCCAGCGGCCCCTCTCCCGGGCCGAAGCCCTTAGGCCCTCTGGGCGGCGGACTTGGCGATCATCTGGAGTTGGACAAGAGAGAGTTTGGCGTTGCAGCGGCCCATGGTCTTACCCTCGATCAGGGTGGTGGTGTAGGTTGCGGTGGCGGTTTTGACTACGTACATGTTCGGTCTCCTGGTCGGTTTGGGTGGTCGCGTTTCGTTTCAACATGACCATCATATAGGCTTGGCGCCGCATGTCAAGAACTATCTTCACCCCAGGCCAAGAAAGATGGCCCTCCCTCCCTGTAGCATGATGGTGGTGTTTTGACGGCATGGAAGAAAGTTGGGATCCGGCGAAGAAAGTTCTTGACATGGCGTACCAAGGCCCCTATAGTCATGGGTGTCGACAGGGAATGACCCCCGAGACGATTGACAACTCAAAGACCTCCGGCCGGCAGCCACGCTCAAGCCTTGGTAGGCCAGGAGGACCCCAACCCGGGGCGCGAGTGAGCGGCGGGAATTCTTCCGCCCCTCTATGGAGGACGAACCCATGAGCACTCACACCCTGACCGTTTCCGACGTCCAAGCGACCTGGCCCGCTGGCCTCCTGACCTACAGTGCCCGCGTCGCGCTTCCCGACGGCAGCATGGCGACCTTGAAGTCCAGGGCCAGCATCTACCACGGCCGGATGTCGCCGGTACTCACCTTGAGCCCCGACGATCACACCGTGACGCTCTTCGGCGCCTGGGAGTCGCTGGCCAGCTCCGAGCCTGGCGACTTCGTCGACTTCGCTGCCGGTGGCCATAGCGCGGCCTTTCTTGACGATCTTGAGGATCGCATTTCCTGAGGGGGTGGCCGAGAGGCCGCCTCTCGCTTGCGCCCCGGGTTGGGACAAAGAAACTTTGAATCCGACGAAGAAAGTACTTGACTTCCCATAGCAAGACCTTCATGCTGTCTTTGTTGAGAGCAACCGAGCCACCCAAACCCAAGGAGACCGACATGAGCGACACCATCACCACTGCCACCCTCGACGCCCGCATCGACGCCCTCACCGCAGTGGTGATCAAGGGCTCCGGTCCCAAGGCTTCCGCCCAGCACGCTGAGAAGGCCCGCCGGATCAGTGAGTGGAAGGCCCTTCGCGACGCCCTCAACGCCTGAGCAAAGGAGAACGCCATGAACCCGATCGTCACCCACGCCGAATACGACAGAGTCCGCCGGATAATCGCCACCGCTGCACAGCGCGCCGCCGCTACGACCTCGCGATACTTCGGAGGGTCAGGAGACCCAGCCACCGAACAACTCGCCGACGTCCGGCATGAGCACTCGCGAATGGTCGCCGTGGCTCGCCGGAGACGCACCGGAGAGGGTCCCTGCGGTCGGTCGCCAAAGGACGCTGCAAGACACCTGCAAAGCGCGCGCTGCTACCGTCTAGCTCTCGCCGTCCTGAAGGGCCAAATGACCTGAGATCCCAGGCCAGGGAAAGCCCCTTTACGGGGGCCTTCTCGGGCCGGCGATTCAGCCGGACAAGCAAAGGAGAAGACCATGAATGACTTGTTCACGGCCTCGACCGCGTCAGTGTGGGGGATGCCTCCGGGCTCGGGGCCGAGGTGGGCCGCGCCGTCAATGCCGGCCAAGGACAAGTTGGCCGACCAGTGGCGCCGAGAAGCGGGGCGCCTCTGATGTTCCGCCTGCTGCTCAACGGCGAGGAGGTCGCAGCCGACCGCGACCGCGCCGATCTTCTCCTCGACTACTTCGGCGACGCCGGTCCGGTCCCCGAGGGCTACCACGTCGAGGAGTACCACCTCGAAATCGACGCCGAGACCCGCGACCGGCTCCTCGACGAGCAGTGGCCCATGGGCGAGCGATTCGGCGAGCTGGTCGCCCTCACGATAGGCCACGTCCTGCCCGGGGAGGCCCACGGCTACAAAGTGAAGCTGGCCAACCGGCTCGGCATGTCATCCACGGACTTGAGCAACCTGCTGGCCGGGTGGGGCGTGAACGCGAAGCGGGTGACCGTCTTCCAAGCCCTCCTCAAGGGCCACCTGATCGGCGATGGGCTCAACACCGCCCTCGGGTGGGCGATCGTCCTGCCGGACCTTCTCCGACTGGACGGGGCTGCGGACCGTCGGGATACCCTCGAGGCAGTCTGCGACGGCGTCGAGGAGCTCCTGGCCCGTGAGCCACAGGACCCTGGGCCGCTGGGCCGGGAGGACATGGCCGAGAGCGAGGCGTGCGAACGCGAGGACGCCGAGGCTGCGCTGGCCGATAAGATCGACGACAGTAGGGGGGCGCCATGACCATGCCCGGATGGGACCCTGGCGAAGAGGGAGGCTTGACGCCCTCTCAAGTCGTCGACCTCGGCGCGCTGCTGAGAAGGGGCGTGACGATCTCTCTGGAGTGGGACGGCCGTGGGTTCGTGGCGACGGTCGACGGCCGGGACTGGAGCCCGTACGGCATCCTTACCGAGCTGCTCGAAGACCTGGGCGCCCTTGGGGACGCGCCGTCATGACCACCAAGGAGACCCCCAACGCCCACGCCCTTCGCGACCTCCTTGAGGGCGCGGTCGGCCGGGCGCTCAAGCCTGGCTCGACCGTTGAGTCGGTCCTGGACGAGCAGCGGGAGCGGTACGGACGGCGCGCTCGACTCGTTCGACACTGGGTGGATTGCGCGATTATGAAGATCGAGGAGGAAGACGCCGCCGGTGCGGCCTTCTACGCCCGCCAGGCGGTAACGGAAGCTCGACGACGACCGGCGCTTCCCCTCCGCCTTGACCCCGCCGCCGATCCGCGGTAGGCTCCGGGGTGTCAGGGAATCGGAGGTCTGCTACCGCAAGGAGTGGAGTCTCCGGCCGGACTCGAGAAGCGTTCTGCTATGCGTAACCCCTCGGGAAAGCTCCGGATCGATTGCCCCTCCAGGACCCTGGCCGAGCATCCAACTCGGTTCGTTCGTCACAAGAAAGCCCCGGTTGACCCCGGGGCTTTCGCTTTGATAGGATCGACCCGTGATGAACGAACCGACATGGAAAGCGGTTCCGGCGCCTCAGGCGTCGAGCAGGAATCCGAAAGCGGTGGTGGCGCGACTCTTCGCCCCGGACGACTTCTCCTCGGCGCTTGAGCGCCAAGGGGTTGGCGATGCCGGGGTGGACTTCGCCAGGAAGCTCGAGCAGCTCTCCGCCGTTCTCGCGTCCCAGGATGAAGGAACGTCAGGACGTAAAACCGTGATGGACCAAGGAGCCGGCGAACCTGCCGCGGGCGAAGCTCAACCTACCGAAGTGGGTACCGAGGCAGGCTGAAATCCGGGCTCTGAGACGGTAGTCGAACCGTCCGCAAGGCGCGCATCCCGGTCCTTGACGCTGAAAGGCGAAAGGGGTCTGACCTGGTAGGGGACGGCTTCCAAGCCCCGGGACGTCGGAGTCCTGATCAAGGGGAGGCGCCTTCCGTGGTACGCTCTGATGATGAGCGACAAAGCCGCCGAGCTCGCCGCGAAGGTCGACGACGAGCGCCACCTGATTGCCCTGGCCGTCGGGCAGCTGGTCACCAGCCGATCCCGCCTCCGCCAGCTGCGCGCCGGCGGGGCGGTGGTACAGGGCGACGCCCCTCGGCTGAGCTTGTTCGAGGTCGAGGCGTACCTGAGAGAAGAGGAGGTCCTCCGTGATGCGCCGCGGCATGTGCGCCGGCCTTCGTCAGGCGGCCGACTACGTGGCCGCGGTGCTTCCGGGCGCTGACGCTCGGCGGGTGGCGTCGAAGCTCAGAAGCGACGCGATGAAGATGGACCCACCGTTACCGGGGGCCCGGCTCGACGAGAGCACGGAGCCCTCGTAAGATCACGCTACCCCTCGATCGTCATCTGCTCAGGCGGCGCCACCGCGGTCGGCGGCTCGAAGAGGATGCGCTGTGCGTACCGGTCGACGGCGATCTGCTGGGCTACGTCGATCCAGAGGTCGCCATGACCGGGCAGCGGTCGGCCTTTCTCGTCCCGTCGATCACGCGCCAGGAGGTCACCGCCGAAGAACCGCCGGCCGTGGTCGAGGGCGGCGACGAGGGACGTCCCAGAGCCGAGGAAGGGGTCAACGACGAGGTCGCCTGGGTTCGAGAAGCACAGGACGACGTCGCGGGCGAGGCGGTAGGGGAAGCGGGCCGGGTGGTTCTCGTTCTCCGTTGGACCACCGCCGCCCTTGCTCACGTTCCCGTAGGCCCAAAGCGTCGAGGGCAGGACGTAATCAGCGACCGGCGAGGTAGAAGACCGATTCCTTCTGCCGTGGCCGTTCGCGCGACGCTGGCCACCTTTTCCGCCTACGGTCGTCCGATTGCTGGTCGTCGTTCTTTTCTCCGCGATTGCGGCAGAGTTCACCGAGATATCTCCTGGCGTCGAGAACCAGAGCATCGGCTCCCATGCCGACTTGAAGCCGCGAGGGAAAGCTCCCGGGCTCGTCTGCTTGCCGTATGCCAGGACGTCGGGGCACACCAGCCCGAGCCGGTCTTTCCAGTCGAGCAGCACGCGCCAGGGCATGACCGACCGCTCGGTGTACCCGTCCCCGCGGTAGTCCCTCACGGGGCCGTCAAGGACGCACAGACACTGACCGCCGTCGGGCCGGAGGGCTCGCTTGACGGAGTTCCCGAGGCGCTGGTAGTCCTCGAGCGTCCAGTCCTTCCCCTCGGCCTCGCCGTACGTCCTGGCGACTCCGGGGTAGGGCGGGCTCATCAGGATGAGATCGGCCTTGCCCTCGACCTCGCCCAGGGTGTCGGCGTAGTCGGCTTGACGGAGGCCGACAAGGAGGTCGAGGGGGTTCATGCCGTCAGATGCAATCGGCGAGCGTGGGGCCGCCCGTCTGCGCCCAGTCGACCGGCCAGAAGAATCCCACCCGGTCGGCCTCCAGCGTGGCGAAGACGTAGACACCGGGAGCCAGGCGGGTGCATGACCGCTCGACGCCGTCCTCGCCGACGACGTAGCCGACCAGGTCGACACCGGTCGAGGTGCGGATGGTGATCTCGTAGCGCGCCGGCGAGCCTTCCTCGAAGGACAGGTCGGTCGGGAGGGTGAGCGTCACGTCACCGGCGAGGATGGCGACGTCCTCACAGGCGAACGTGGCGTAGGTGGTGTCGACGTCGGGCCGGAGGGTGCAGGCCGGGTCAGGCTGGGCGGCGACCGGCAGGGCCATGACCAGGGCGAGGGCGGAGAGGGCGATCAGAGTCTTCTTCATGGGCGGGTGCTCCTTTGGGTTTGTGGAGCTCCGAGCGTACCACGGCCAGGACCGCCCGGTCGAGGCGCTCGAGTGCCTGCTGCCGGCGGAGGTAGTCGGCTGAGGCGTTCACCGCTCGGCCTCTCGCCGCCGCTCATCGGCCCGGACCGTCTCAAGGGCTCGGGACACGATCGCCGCCGCATGGTCGCGGAGATCCTTCGGGGCGACGGGCCCGCGACCCCACAGGCCCTCGATCAAGTCCGCGGCGTCGCGTAGTTCCATCGCCTGCGTCGTTGCGCTCTCGACGAGGGCGGTGATCTGCGCCGGCGTCATTCGCCCGCCTCCAGGATCGCCGCCTGAAGCCCTTCCCGGGCGATGAGGTCGGCGGCGAAGGTCCGCGCGATCGGGAGCCACCGGCCGGCCACCAGGATCGCATCGACCGCGGCAGCTGCCCGGGTGGCCCTCAGCTCAGCCGTGGCGATGCGACCGACGGCGACCGGCTGCCCGTCCTCGGTCACCGGTTCGAAGGTGACGCGCAGCCGGCCGAGGGTGGTGGCGACTTCGGCGGAGAGGATCACGCGATGCTCCCGCCTGCTGCCTTAGCATCGCCACCGGCCGCGGTCACGTCGAAGGGAGAGAAGCTCTTGAGGATTCCAAGAAGGATGAAGACACCGACGACGTTCCAGAATCCGGGGTCAAGATAGACCTCCGGGAGGAAGTAGAAATATTTGCCGCCGAGTCCGGCCTTCGTCCACAAAACCCAGAACGGGACGGATAGAGAAGCCTTGAAGACGAAGTCGAGGATCCAGCCGAGGACGGGGATGTTGTTCATGATCGCTCCTTTCGCGGCGCCATCATCGACGCCGGTGCCCTATCCTACGCCCTCGCCGGACACGGGTCAAGCTTTTCCGTATCGTCGCCGAACGATTTTCCCTTGACGGTACCGTGGTCTTTGTGTATGCTGGAACCATGGAAACGCAAGATCCCACCGAACGACTGACCCCGGTCCGCGCCCGCGTGGCCTCGGGAGACACCTCCGAGACGCGCATGATGGCGTACCTGGAGCACGACGACGACCTGCCTACCTGCCGCCTGGCGGTCTGGAAGGCATGGACAGGCTACACGAACGACGTAGCGGCGAACGCGATCGGGGTCAGCGTGCTGGTGTTCGCCAACATGCTGAACGGCACCACGGCCAGGTCAGTCCGGATCCTGGAGAAGTTCGAGCGCGCGACCGGCATCCCGGCGGCTGACTGGCTCCGGGCGACTACGGCGCCTGATCCATCGGAGGGCGCCAGGGCGGCCCAGGATGTGGTAGGATAGGCCCCATGCCAGTCGTCACCAAACGAATGACCCTGGGCTTTCCGGCCAAACTCAAGAATGGCACCGCCACGGCCAGCGACGAAGAGGTAGGCGGTGAAGCCTCGAACCTCCTCCTTCCGCCCCACGACTCCGGATGGCTCGTAGATCTCGCCGACGGTGGCCCCGAGTCCGTCGTGTTCAACGTCGGCGCGGCCGTTGAGCTTAACGCGATTTGGATTGACGGCGCTCGCTGTACCGGCTTCGGCCCCGAGGATCTGCGGATCAAGATCGAGACCGCGTCGGACGTTGGCTTCACCACGGACGTCACCGACTGGACGGGCGGGCTCATCCCCTACCGAATGACGAACCCCGTGTCACCGGTGCCCTACAAAGACATGACGCAGCCCAACGTCGGGCCGACCGACGCGCAGCTCCTCCGTCATATGGCCGATGGGCGGCTGCGCTTTCTCGCCCAACAGGATACCGCGCTCGATCGCCAGTTCGTGCGCGTGACGTTCGACCACACCGCCACGCCGGCAGCGGGCCAGGAGCTCTTCGTCCCGTGGATATGGGGCGGCTGGGCCTGGACGCCGACCTTTAACCCCGACTACGGCAAGGTCGCCGTTGAGCTCCTGCCGGAGGCGAACGGCCGGCAGCTCTACAAGCTCTCGGTCACCCTCCAGGCGGTGCGCGATGACGAGATCTACCGTCGCCTCTGGACTGACTTCCTCGTCGAGGAGGGCGAAGAGAACCGCCTATGGGCCTGGCTCTTTCCCGACCAGCCCGAGCGGTTCTACGAAAACGCGTTCACGTGCCAGGCGTTCCCCGGGGCCATCGACTACGAGAGCAACTACGACGCCGACGGCCATAACACGCAGGTGCCGGTTGACCTGGTCGAGAGATTCGGCTACGAAAAACAGAGGTGACCCCATGCGCTTTATAGACAAGCTCGCAGATATCGTCCTGATCATCGCTGGCCTTCTCGGCGGCGCCATCGCCCTACAGCTCATCGCGTCGTGCGCCACTGCCCCGGCAGCCGCTCAGACCCGGTCGGTGCAGGAGGCGGACCTATGCCTCGGCGGCGGCTGTGGCCAGCCGTGGTGCACTCAGCGAGGCGTCAAGACGCCCCAGCTCTTCCTCTGTGGCGAGGGCGAAGACCTGGCGCTCGAGTTCAAGAAAGAGACGGCGCTCGATACCCATTGGGTCGTGGCCTCGCCGGACGACGCCGGGGGCGACAACGACGACGACCTCACCTTCGGCACCGACACGCTCGCCGACGTCTTGGTGCTCGGCGCTGCTGGCGTCGTCACCGTGGGTGACGTGCTCGCCATGGTGCCGCGCGCGACCGCTCCGGGGTCACCGACCGACGGGATGGTCTACTACGACTCGACCGGCTCCGACGCGGTTTGCGCCCGGATCAACGGCTCGTGGGTCGTCCTGGGCGGCGGCGGGAGTTGCGCGTGATCACGATCCCCGTGAGCCGAGGCGCTGCCGACGCCTTCGCCGACCCCGTGGCCCTGAAAGCCTTCGAGCGACGCGTAGCCGCGGACCTTCGGGCTCGCCTCGAGGTCGAGCTCGACAGGCTCATCGCCGCCGAGGTCCATAGGGAGCGGGCGAAGTCGTCACCGTCTGGCGTCCTCCGAGTGACCTGCTCATGAACGACGTCACCGTCTTCGCCCTCGCGACCGCCAACGCTCGCGGCTTCCTTGACGCCTATGACTCCTCCCATCCGGCCGGCGGATTCGAGAGGGCCGAGGCCGCGCATCGATTCTACGGCTGTTGCGAGGCCCTCGCGGAGGCCCTGAGCAAGTCGCTCGGAGGCGACGCCGCGGGGCGTGATTACGATCACCAGTTCGGCCGAAGGTACCGTCAACGCTCGCCGGCCCCGGCGCACCCTGTAGGCCGGCCGACCTGCGGGTACCACGGCTCAGGGAGGACGGCATGAGGATCTACGCATGAAGACCCAGCAAAGCACGAATCCGACTTCGTGGCTCCCGCACATCTGAAGCTCTGCCGCCTCGCCCATAGACAAGACGGGCGGCCGGGAACGGTCCCCGGGGGTGTGCCTCGGGGGCCTTACGACAGGATGACGGTGAGCGAGGCGTCAGCCGACGCTTCGAGCCGGAGGCGAATCTTGCCGGCGTTGAGGGAGATCGTCTCGGCTGCCCCTTGGTCGCTATCGATGTCGGGGTGGCCCTTGGTGAACGTCGTCCCGAGGTCGCCGGAGTATTCCACGGACAGGACGCCGCCGCCGAGGCTGCCGGCGAGCTGTAGTGTCCCCTGGCCGCCGCGCCAGTCGATCGGGTCCGTCGTGCCGTCGGCGTCGAAGGTCCACGTGTCGCGCCTCTCGGCGTTGTCCTCGTCGTCTCGGCGGCGGTCGGCGATGAAGTTGTAGGTGATGGCCATGGCGTCCTCAGATGATGTTGAACCCCGCGTAGACGTCGATCACGACCCCTTGCGGGTTGATGACGATCACTCGGACATCGGTGCACGGCTGCATCTCGAACGGCGTCGGGAACGTCTGCTCGAGCGATGACTGGACGATCGACAGCGGAAGCGGGTTCCCCGCGTTCGTCCATCCTGCCCCAGGAAGCCGCGTCTGTAGCTGCACCCGGGCCTTTTTCGCGTCGTCCTGTCCGGCCGTCGAGAAGAAGACGGAGCCCGCGACCCACTCGAGCAGCTCGCGGCGCTCCGACCCTACGGCGAAAACGCACGTCTCGGAGACCCCGTTACCGGCCACGATGCGGCCAGCCGGAGTCCCGCCGATCGAGGCGATGATGTCGCCGGCGGGCTGTGGGATGTCGCGGTCGCCGGCCGCCACGTGAATCAGCTTGCGGATCCTGAGAACGCCGAGGCCGAGGCCCACAAAGGCCGAGACCGGCGTCAAGCCGTCCGTGGCGACGTTTTCCTTATGGATGCGACAGTCGCCGGCGCCGTGGTCGACGATGACCTCGGCGTTCACCGTCCCCACGCCGCCGCCTCCCGGGTTGTCCTCCGCGGACGTCGAGACCAGGGTGAAGACGCCGGCAGCAGCCGGAAAGGGCGTATCTGCGGCGCTGAGGCCGACGGTGGCGCCGTCGACGTTATTGGCAAGGAGATTTCCGAAGGTGAGTGGCATAGGGGACCTCCGGCTCGCCGGCTGCTCTTGACTCCGAATTCCCGTGATTGCGGGCCGGTGTCGGGAATTGAACCCCGCTTGCCCTGTGAGCACTAGTTTTACAAGGCCGGCGAGCCTGGCTCAAGTGTCGCGCAAGCCGCCGCCGATGTCAAGGCTCGTCCGTGGCGCTCAGCGGCGTTGCTCCATGTCCGCCCCTCCTCCCGGGCAGTGGTCCGGCGAGTACTCCAAGTCGACAGCCTCGCCGTATTGCATCCACCACATGGACCCTAGGTAGGTGTCGACGCACCGCACGTCCGATCCCGATCGTCCGCCGTCCTCGATCACGTAGACCTTCGGTGGTGGCTTCTCGGCCGGTTGGGGAGGGGCGGCGGCGGGGTTGGCGCAACCGGTCAAGATCACGACCAGGCCCACACCGATCGGGACGAGCTGCGCGCTCATGGCGCGAGTCCTCGGCCGGTCTCGGGATCGACTCCGGCCTTGCGGCATAGGCCCGTGGCGGCTGTCGACCCAAGACCGCACCGGGAAGACACGACTCCCCAGAAAAAGCCATCGCGCTTCCGGTGCCGGCGACCGAGCGACCTGATCAACTGGAAGAGGAGGCTTTCCGCCGACCTCATGCTCGGAAAGGCCGGCGCGTCGATCTCGGCGGCGGCGGTTGACGGGGCGGGGTGATTCGTGGGATCTTTGCTCATGCGGGAGCCTCCTGGTTAAGGGGTCAAGGTTGCCGTAGACGCGGGCCGGCACACACCGGCCCGTCGTCATTCACGCAAGTCTACCACGCCCCGGGCCGCCCTGGGGCGTTTCTCATTCCCGGCGGACGCCGCTGCCGGTCGCTTCGAGCTCGCGTCGCTCCAGGCGGTCGACGCTGTCCGCCAGGCCGCGCAGGGCCACCAGGGTCGCCGTCTGGCCCTCTTCGGAGGCGCGGCAGAGCCCGAGGATTTCCTTGAGCGTGGCGGCCTTGGCCTTGTCGTGGATGCGGTCGATCTCGCGCCGGGCATCGTCGGCGGCCGATCGTCGAAAGACGCCGTAGAGGGCGACGAGGGCGACGGCGAGGGTAGACAGGCCGGCGATATCCATGTCTACGGCGCCGGCGTACCGCTCGCCTCGCTGCTGTCCGCGCTCTCGTCGCCGTTGCCGTTCAGGGCGCGTACCGTCCACGTGTGGAGCAAGCCGTTCGTCAGGCCGGTATGGGTGAAGCTCGTCCCGGTGATCGGCGAGCCAGGGACCAAGGACGGGAGCGAGAGGGTGTAGAAGTAGAGGTTATAGCCCGAGGCCCCGTTGATCGCGTCCCAGGTCAGCGTGGCCTCGGTGTCGCCGGTGACCACCGCGAGATTCTCCGGCGCGGCCTTGATGTCGAAGACGGAGCCCGAGACGACGAC